TAAGTGGTGCAATGGTAGGTAGAATTACTTTGCACCATGCTAAAATGATTTCAAATAAAGGTTTAACTCTCAATGCAGATGTCTTGGCAATTAGAAGAGGTGGTGTTATTCCCCACCTTGAAAAAGTTATTAAAGCTGGTGATCAAGCTATTGAAATTCCTGCTTGCTGTCCATTCTGTTCATCTGCTACTGAGATGAGAGAAGATTTTCTATACTGCACTGCAAATTGTAGTTTATCTACAAAGGTATCTCACTTTATGGATAAGGTAGGTATTGAAGGTATAGGTAATGTATGGATTGAAAAGTTAATAGAAGAAGGTTTAGTTAATAACTTTGCTGATCTTTATAGACTTAAAAGAGAAGATTTATTAAAGATTGAGAGTGTTGGTGAAACAAGAGCAGATAATTGGTTATCTAGCATCACTAAAAGCACTAGATTGTCTTTAGATAAGTTTTTAGTAGGTTTAGGTATTGATAGCTTAGGTAGAAAGGCAAGTGAAGTCTTAGCAAGTCAATTTAAGACTTTAGATGTGGTCTTAGGTTTAAAGACATCTGATATTGAAAAACTAGATGGCTTTGGCTCAATCACTGCTCAAGATATTGTCAATGGATTGAAAGCAAATGAAGGTCTTATTAATGATCTCTTGCAGTATATTCAAATTGATAATGGTAGTGAAAAGACAGGTATCTTTAAAGACAAGTCATTCCTATTCACAGGTACATTGACTACCTTAAAGAGAAATGATGCAGAGGCAAAGGTTTTAGAGTTAGGTGGCAATGTTGCATCATCAGTAAGCAAGAATTTGAGTTACCTAGTAGCTGGTGAAAAGGCAGGCAGTAAATTAGATAAGGCAAATGCACTTGGGATTAAAGTGATTTCAGAAGAGCAATTTTTAGAGATGTGTAAATAATTTTAAAAAAGTTGCAATGAAAGCATTATGGTAAGTGTTTTAGGTATGTAGCCAATGAAAGGAAACATTATGGCAAGCAAAAAAGAAATTTTAGAGTATTATCTCAATCAAGGAAACACTTGGATTGAAATCAATCCTTCTGTTAAAGGTCTTATCATTCCTAAATCATTTATTAAAAAAGGTCGTACTCGTATGACTTTAAATCCAAATGAAACCATTTTAAATGATGCAGGACTAGAAACTAAGTTGGTCTTTAAAGAAGAAACACATGAAGTCAAAATTCCATATTCATCAATTTATCTAGCAACCTTAGAAGATGATGATTCTTATGAATTTGCAATATCATTTATGGATTGTTTTCCACAAGTGATTAGAGATTTTTTCTCTGAGGAAGATTATGAAACTTTACATACTCATTATGAGTATATCCTACACAAGATTTTAAACAACATTCCACTAAAGGAAAATTCCACTATGGATAGAAAACAAATCCTATTAGATCATTTAGCAATTGCAAAAACCATGATTGCTCTTGATCCAACAGTAAAAGGTGTTAAGTTGCCAAAGCATTTAATGGATGCAGATACTGTGAAATTAAATCTCTCAAATACAAGTGCATATCCAATGCAATTTAAAGAAGATAAAGTAGTCACTACCTTGACTTTTGGTGGTGTTCCTTTTGAATGTCATATTCCATATATGTCAATCTTTGCAGTAATGATTGCAGGCACTTCACCTGATGAAGCAGTTGTTTTTGATGATTCAGTTCCACCAACAATGGAAAAAATATCTCATTTTGAAAACAATAATCATGATGCAATGAAATTTATGGCTGAATTAGAAAAACAATTTGATAGAGATGATATTGTGATTGGAAATATTGAAGGAACTAATAAACCTCAATGACTTATTTTAAATTTTCCAACTTTTCTTTATATTCCATATAGAGATCGGTAAGATACATAGATAAATCATTTTCAGTGGGGGCAATATTTTTTAAAAATATTGAATTATTGTCTTCTCTATATCTTAAATCATCTAAAGCTACAATTAAAGAAGATATGAGATGTTGGATTTCAATGGTTGGAAGTCTTTTTTGTGTAAGCAAATATAAAATCTGTACTAACACATCTTTCAATCGTAAAGCCACTCTTCTATCTGCCTTGTTCCTATCTGAATCTAAAAGAACTTGTAAATCTGTTGAAAAGAAAGACATCAATTTTAAATCTCCCCATTCAAAAGCACTCCCACCCATATAACTTACTTTTTCTCTCATTTCGAGATACTTTTTAACCCAAATAGGTTTTTCTAAATCAAGAGAGCTGAATGCTAAATCATGATTTTTAACGACTTCCCTCATTTCTTTCACAGCCTCATCAAATCCGTAGTGATATTTTCCTAAATTTTTATCTAAAGTTAATACAGGCAAAATTGTGGGTCCACTATTAATACTAGATTCTGAAGAAAAGACAGGCATTAATCCTTCCTTTACGGCAATATCATCTATAATTTCTTTTTGTCTATCACTTAATTTTCTACCTGCTAGAAATTGCTGATATACACTCTGAACAAAGGATGTCTTGTTCTTAGATGCTAATAATTGAAAAATTGCAGATGGATTTGCTTTTTTTAAATATAAAGAGGCTACTTTTCTGGGTGTAGTTTTCATAATAAGGCTTTCCTTTCTTATTGTTTTTTTAATATTAATAAGACTTATAATAAAATCATTATTATAAATTAAACTTGATATGGTGCTGGACTAATCGTTAAATTAGGTTTCTGAATTTTATTCTTAATGACAGGTCTTCCTTTAATATTAAATCTATCTGCACTTGCATAACCTTCACCATATCCACTTGGTGAAATACTGCCTTGTAAAGTAATAGGCTGATTCACATCTGATCTGTAAATCGCTTGTGTAATGATAACTAATTGCAATTCACTTCCATAAGATACTTCATCATCTGTAGTAAAAGCATTTTCATCAAAGTTCTGAACGAGCATAGCTTTACAAGCTAAAACACCACCTTTAAGAACAGGTTGAACACTTATAGGAAAGCTATTAACAACATAAGAAACAGCACCACCTTTAACTTTACCTGATGCACCAAATAAAACAGCACCACGATGAGTTCTATATGTTTTAGTGCCTGATGGACTAAGATCAGTGAAAGCAATATATGTATCATTTACTGCTTCACTCATAATAAGTGCATCACCTGCTACACCATTTACTTTTGAATAAACAAGACCATTGCTACTGATAGGCAAGGAAATGTTAGCAGTCTTTAAGCTACTTAAGGATGCTTGTAGATAACTTGATCCATCATTAAGAATATCTTCACCTAAGAAGTCATAATCATTCACAAGTAAACCTAAAGGCAGTCTTGAAGTAAGACCAATTAAAGATGGATCAAGACTACCATTACCAGCATTATTTTGAATACCTGTACCACCTTTTAAGAAAATCTTAGTATTAGCTTGTCCCCATTGACTAAAATAGATTTCGGAATATTTGATGTCTAATAAAGTGTAGTAAAAAAAGTTATCTGTAGTAGCACCTGTAACATAATTGAAAGTGATTGAAACTGAACATCTATTGCCAATAGTTCCTTTTTCAGTATAGATAATTTGAAGTATATTAAAATTATCATTTGATTCATCTACTGAAGAAACATGGTAGTTGGTCAAGCTACCAATTGCACTAATAATACTTACTTTCAAACCACCATCTGTTGTATCACTTGTAATTGGGATTGTACGAGAAACAGTATCATCTAAAATAGGATCATAAATAGAGATTGTGCATAAATTCACATTTAAAATGCCACTATTCACAATTTTATTTTTTGAGAAAACTAAATAACCATTTGCATTTGTCAATCCTATTTCACTTTCATTAAATGCTTTAGCTTTTACATGAATCAATTCTTGGTTTAATGCAGTAGGTGGTGTATGTGTAGATTCATATCCAACATCTGTTACTGTATTTTCATAAAGAGTTCCACCTATATTGCCTGTACCTAATGTCAAATAAAAATCCATAGATGCAAGCACAGCAAATGCTCTTGGATTAGTAATTGTAATAGCTGATGAACCATCTGTATTAAATTGTTTTCTTGTAAGTCCACCATAATAATGATCGTTTGGATTAAGTTGTCCATGTCTAATAACTTCATCATTATAATTTGCAACTGATCCACCTCTTGTATGATACACATCACCTTGATATGCAGTTCTTGAATATTCTACAAAGAGTTCATCTGCTGATCCAAAAGGTGAAGGGATGACAACATCTACATTTTGTAATTCAGTTGGTAAAGTAGTGAGATTTACATTCTCAACACCAGCACCATCATATTTACGAATGAGAATAAATCCATTCTTATTAATAAATCCATTAGCAAAGCCAAAGACACTGCATTCTACTACATAATCAAAATCTGCAAATTCATCACCTGCAACATAAGTAGGAATTTTACGAATATCAATAGAATGTTCTGTTAGGATATAAGTATGACTGCCTGTTGTATCTGCTACATCTCTTGCACCATCTTGTCTAATGAACATAGTGTATTTAGTAGCATCTGTTCTTAATAAGTTAATAGGAGGATTAGCAATAGGAGTAACACGATCAGATTCATGTCCACCTGCTACTGAAGATCCTACTTTGGCAAGATAATCTGTTTTTTCATAGACACCATAAACACGAGCAAAGCCATGATAAGGAGGCAATTCAATACCATTTAAAATATTACCAAAGTCTGTACTTGGTACTTCAAGAGAAACCTTTCTAGCACCTAAAGATGGATGACCTGTAGTAATATCATCACTTGTACCATAATTAATAGCAGTGTAGAAAAGCATAGGCTCAACACCTGCACTACCTTCATTGCTATCACCACCAATGATATTATAGACATCATCTGTATTTGTATTAGTGTCAATAAAGAGATGATGCAAACCATTTAAGAAAGGATCACCTAATCCTGTATTTGTATGGAAAGGGATGTCTTGTCTACCAAATTTAGGTAGGTGCATAGGTGGAAATTCAAAATAATCTTGAGGCAAACCTGTACCCGTGAAAATGCCTGCACCATCTTTAGCTGTGATACCGTCTTGATAGAATTGACTTAAAAGCAAGTCAGTGTTTGCATTTGCACGGAAGGATTGTAATAAAAGATTATGTTGTTTAAAAGGTCTAAGGACAAGAGTTTTAGAATTTGGATCAGTAAAGATTTCATTATTGCGATCAATATCTGCACCACCAATGATTTTGCCACCGAAGTCATTTAGGTTGCCTGTTGGACTTGGGTCAGCATTTTTAGATCTTAAAGCATTCCATAATTGAATATGAGTATTAGCATCATATTTAACAAGGTCTGTTTCAAAAATAGTTTGAGCAGGATCAAGATCACTGATAGCATTTCTAAGATAAGCTGTGTTTTTATTTCTTAAAGAAACATTAAAGATTTGATCAGGTGTGCGAGCAAGACCACTGTGACCGGGTGCATATTGTAGAGTAGCATTAATTAAAAGTTTAGATGTAGAGTATGGAAAACCATTATCATCCAAATCCTCAAAAGTATATGTAGAGTCACTTGAAAGGGAATTGAGAACAATACATAAAGAAGGATCTGTGGAAGTAGTACCATCAAAAGCTAAAGTTCTTTTAGTTCGGATTTCAAGAGTTAAAGTGTTTCCATTAGGATCATTTAAAAAGAAGTCACCACCTGAAGTAGCACTTTCTAAAGGACGAATACGAATGGAATTGTTATTAGTTGCTGGATTTTTAGTCAAAGAAGAATTACCAAAGCCAACAATTTGAAAAACAGCATTATTTCCCAATCGATTAGGATTGCCATAAATAATAGCATATAGTTCAGAACTATATCCTGTAGCATCTTTTCCATTTGCAGTGATAAGATTTTCAATAGTTTCTGTTTGTAAAACTTTGGTTGAACCTAAAATGAAACTAGATAAGTCATATCCTAAATTTACATTATAGTGGTTTTTAAGAATATCAATATCTAATCTAGTATCGGACATTTCTATTTTGCCAAGTAAAATAGAATTTGGTGTAATCCCTGTGAATTTCAAATTTGGATGTATAAGACCACCAAAAACATTCATAGGATAAAAAATACCTGTTGCACCAATTTTTTGATCCTTTAGAAGTTTAACTGGTGTAGTATATCCTAGATCATTAATAAAATATAACTTTAAACAATCAACATCATCAGTTTCCCATGGGGATAAGAAACGAACGGCTTTTTGATCATTCTTAAAACCTTTCCTAGCACCACTCACACCATCAAGACCACCTAAGTTTAAGAAAATGACTGCACCACTACACCATGCTTGTTGTGGACTTCCACTTACTGTAACATTTGGCATAAAACCTGTTGGTTTTAAATCTGCACTGATAGTCCAATTGTCTGTTAAGCCACTATCAAAATAACCAACAGTAGTACCATCTGTATTTAAAGCTGTTGTAGGATCAATAATAATATTTACATTTTTCTCAACGACTGCACTATCTGACCATACTGTTCTAATACCATTTGGTGCATCTAAAATTTCAGTATATGGTCTTGAAGTATTAGGATCACCAATGACATCTACTTGAGCCAAAGTGATACCTTTACTGTCACTGCCTGTTGCACTTGATTTCCAAGCTGTTCTTAAATTATTTGTGATCAAGTCATTTACTGCATTTTGAAGTAATTGGGAATAGTCAAATCCTGTTAAAGAAATGCTATTCATCAAATCTAAAATATCTTCTTCATGAATTTGATCTGCATATAAACCATCAGGTCTTGGATTATATAAACTTACTTGTGTTGTGGATAGATGAGATTTAGCCTCTGTGCCTAATTGACCACGAACAATAACGACTGCACCTGTACCTACATTCACATTAGAAATAAGAACGATTTCTTTATTAATACCTGTGTTTAAGACTAGATAATCACCAACAGAAGTACCTTCATCTAAACCACTGCCTACGATAGAACTACCTAAATTTAAAGTAGTAGCAGATGAAGTTAAGTTTGCACTTAAAACAGCTTGAGTTAAAGTTTTAGGTGTAGATGATGATCTTAAAGATGCACCATTATGTGTAGGTGATGCACCATTAAGAACAGCAACATAAGAAGAAGTATTTCTTCTAAAAACTGCACAAATAGGAATAGCATAAGAATAATTATCTACAGATTCAAAATCAACAGATGTGGCTTTCCAACAGGATGGATCACCTTCACTTGCCATATTAGTATATACAGCACTTGTTACAGGATTAATAGAATTGCCTTGACCAAAAACAGAAGGATCACCTAAACCTTGTGGATAAGTGTCAATATCAATATTAGTTTCTACTCTTAAACGATATTGGATTTGAACTCGTTTAGTGGTTTCAAATCCTATGTCATTATCAATAAGATCATCCGTGATATTAGTACCACCGAATTGAGTATTGCCATATTTATAGAAAGTGACAGCACTTGGTTTATAATCTGTAGATGGATTTGGACTAACTAAAGACCTCCAAACTTCTAAGAAAACAAGATCAACACGATTGCCTGTGGCTGGTGGTGCAGACAGTTTAATAATGTTAGAGGTTTCGCTATTAGTATTACATCCACGAATGCGAATAGGCATACCATTAACAATAGCATCGATAGCATTAAGTCTAAACTGATTGCTATCTAAAGGATTACATTCAAAATCAATCGCACTAATAGGATCAGCAAGAAAACCACTTGGTGTGGTTTGTTTAATAGCATCGATTAAAGAATCATTGGCAAGTTGACCAACAAAGTTTAATTCGGAATCCAAAGGTGGTTTGCCTGATTGCCAAATGAGATGTGTGAATTTAGTGTTTTGGTTGTTAAGAACCCTACTGACTTCAGTTCCAAAATTATCAGCCATGTTAATAATCTCCTAGTATAGTATAGCATATCCTAATAAGTGTATTTTATTTAATGAATTATTGACAAAAGCTAGTCTTAGAGTTGTGGATGCACTCGGAAAACTCACAGGTGTCAAATAATTTGCCTCTGTATAAGATACACCATCATCATTAGAAATATACACTTGAATCTCACTTGGATCTAAAATTTGATATGTCATTGTACTTGGTACATTTGCATTTATAGACTGCTCTTGACCATAACTGACAGTAGCTACTTTCCAATAGACAAGGAATTTATCTTTACTTGTAGTAGTGATTGTATCTGTGATTAAGACACCATAGGCATTTGTGTTTTCATTTTTAGGTAGGATTGCACAATGGTTGGGATTACTGCCTAATTGGCATCTTGAGATAGAAGAGATAAAGACTGCACTACCATCAAAATCAGATTGGACAGGTAAAGTTTTAAAAGTGATGCCTGTGTAATCAGGATAAAGAGCAAGAAAGCTGTCTTGAATATCAGATTGGATAGTACCAATATCATTAGGTGATAAAGAAACCTTAGTAGTTTCAGGTTCATCTAAAAGATATTTACCATTCATGTCTGTGATAGTAAGTTCGCTTGATCTTTGAATGACAGAGTTATTTTTTCTGTTTACGATTATCATTTTATTTAAATCCTTATTTCTTAGTTAATTTGAACAGCACCATAAATACTAGACACCCACCAACCTGTAGAATACCAATAAAGAGTGATGGCTTCATTTTGATCTAATTTTATTGTGTGTGTATTATCACCATCGATATAAATAGGATCGACTATTTTTTGAGTATTGCCTACATTTTTAATGTGTACAGTAGTACCATTAATAGTAGCATTAGGCAAAGTAACAGTATATCCTACACCATTACCTTCTAAATGGAAAATTGCACCTGATGCTAAATTTAATGTGCCTGCTGTAGTAACGACTACAACTTTTTGAATAAAAGTAGAATTAAAGGTAGCGATACCTTCAAAAGTAGCAATAGAATTTACTACAGTCACATCACTAGTAGCATTATTGCCTATATACACATCAGATAATAAAGAAACAGAATTTTGAAAATCCGTATTACCAATGACATTAAGACCTGAAGAGATTTCCCATCTATTATTAGATTCATCCCACTTGATATAGCTATTAGTATCAGTACCTCTTTCTACTTCAATAGCTATAACATCAGCTTCTTGACCTACTCCTGTTCTATCTGCATTTAATAAAATAGCTGGTGTTGTAGATGGGGTGGATGGCTTTTCAATCTTTAATTGACTATCCGTGTTTAGATATAGACCATAATTAAAATCCCATCTATCATTAGTTTCATCCCATTTAATGTTAGATGAGATTTCTTCTCCTCGATTTACCGATAAAGCAATCACACTTGATTCTTCCCCGGGTCCACTTCGATCAGCATTTAATAGGATAGCTGGTGTTGTAGATAGAGAAGGCATATTAGTGCTGATTTGACCATTTGCAAAAACATCTCCTCCACCTGTAATTGTGAAAGAATTGTTAAGTGATGTGTTTTTTACATATAAAACAATATCTTCATTTTCATATCCACCAGAATAATTAAAAGTTCCTACCTCAGCTTGAATATCAGAAGTTTTTAATTGTTCTGTAGATACTGTGTTTGATAAGAACCACCAATTATAAGTTTCATCCCATTTAATTTGAGCATTAGTTAAAGTACCTCGTTCTACTTCAAGGCAAATAATATCAGCTTCTTGACTAGCACCTGTTCTATCACTATTAAATAAGATGGCAGAAGTAGTAGCAGTATTTGTAGGCTTTTTAAATTTAATTTGCTGATCTGTGTCTATTGTCAAATGACCTGAAATATTTGTGGTGTAGAAATTACTTGTACCATAAGTAGCATCTATATTTGCCAAAAATTGAGCAGTTGCACCCGTACCACCCAACATTAAATTTCCACTATTATTAACATAAAAATAAGGATAAGCTAAACCTGTTTTTTGGATTTGGAAAGTTCTAGTAGTACCACTTGCCCAATTGATCTGAACATTATTACCTAATGTTGTAGCACCTGTAACACCTAATGTGGAAGAAAAAGAACCTGTGGTGGCAGTCAATGCTCCCATATTTAATGCTGTTGGTGTTTGAGATAAAGAATGAAGATTTGTTGAAGTGGCAGTTGCACCTGTAACAAGAGCAAGATCAAAACGATTATTATAAAGACTATTCCAATAAAAAACAGGTTTTGGATCTACTGACTTTGAGAATAAAAATCCCATATCTACAGATAAAGTACCATTTCTATTTAATTCAATGATCGTATCTTCTACACTTAAATTTGTTGTGTTGATTGTAGTAGTAGTACCATTGACTGTTAAATCACCTGCAATTATAACATCACCATCTATAGAAGTTGAACCATCACTTGAATCAATAGAAAAAACTACTGAAGGGGTTTCACTATCTGCTTTATTAGAAATAGATGATCCTGCTAAAAGTGTTTCTCTAGTCCATGCACTACTATCTAAAACAATTTTCCATGTAACATCATTACCTTCATCATTCGTGTTTGGCAATAAATTAATATAACTAAATCCTTCAGCACTATCACTTGCTGAGATATATGCTTGAAAATCTAAATTTAAAGTATCATTTGCTGTGAATATACAGATATAATATGTATACAAGGGATCAAAAACTAAAGAAGCATTATATGTAGGTGGTGTTGTATTTGCATAAGGATTTCCTAAACCAAGACCTGATCTATATCTTGAATAAGAAACATTAGGAATCCCATCCCCCGGCGATCCCACAAATAAAGATAATGTGTTTCCTATCAAAGTTAATGGGATTACTTCTCTAGTAGCACCACCATCATTCGTTCTGAAAACATAAATATATTCAAAATCTTGAAAAGAATCACTATCAAATTTGACATACAAGTATGCTAAAGGTGCATCTTTTTTTTGATTATACACTTGAACATCACCATAAATATTTGCATATCCTGTGATGTCTTTATTGCCTTTGTCTTGAACATAAATGACATTATTTACATTTTTATTAATGCCACTACCTGCACTGCCACCTGTAAATGAACTTGTAGGCATTTTTCTTTACTCCATCATCAATCTGTTTTTAGTGTTGTAGATACTTGCAATTGTGTAATTACTACCTAAAGTAATCTTATTCTCACTATCCAATTCTGCATACCTACTGATCAAAACTAAAAGCATTTCACCTTTTCTAAAATAAGATGTGTTCGCTTTCGCTTTGCATAATAAAGGCAATACATTTTTATGACTTACTTCACTTGAAAATGGTGATGTATAAGTGACAGGTAAATATCCTGTTGCACCTTGATAAATCGTATTGCCTTGTGAATCTGTTGTCTTGCTAGTAAAAGTCAAATCTGTATTAATATCTATAGGCATGAAGTTATTAAGATTTAACATACCTGCATTAATATTAAAGTCACTGATAGAAACCTGTGCATTTGCTCTTAAATCCCATTCGTCTATGTCAAAATCACTATGGATACCTACCATGTCACTTGCACTTGAATATGGATAAGATATACTTAAACTGCCTTTGCTCGTTTGGATAGCATACATAGATTTAGAAATATAAATAGGCTCAACTTCAATTGTTAAACCTGATGGAATTGTGGTTTGAGATGCTAGGTATCTATAATAGACCATCGTTCTAGCTTTGTTTGCTAGTAAAGGATAATATTTTAAGCTAACTAAGGTTTGACCTGCATTTGTTAAAGCATTGACCAAAACACTAGCATCTGATTTATTGTAATCAGATGTATTAAGCACATTTGAAAAACCTGCACCAACCTCTTGATCTTCATACTGCACAAAATAAGTAATGCCATCACCATAAAATTTAAAAGGTGTTTGGATTTCAGTAGGTGATTTACTAACAAGATCTATGGTCTGTTCTTTTTTAACATATTCTAAAGCAATTTCTCTATTCGTATCATTAAACGATGCTAAGACACCTGCCTCAAATTCTGAAAAGAAAAGACTTGATTCGTTAATAACACTACCATGTGGATAAATGCTTGTATCAGGATTTAACAAAATAGGTGTTGCTCTTAATCCATTGCCTTCTGGATAACATAAAGCAAGTTCAATAAAGATATTTCTAGGACTGCCTACATCACCATCAGTAGTATTGCCAACCATTTGATAATTACTTGTAGCAGATAGACCACCATTTACAGTGAAGTCATTTTTATCTAAGATAAGAGAAACCTTTGTAGCAGAAATGAACTCAATTTTCTTAAATTGGATATTTTGACTAACTGCTGTAGTAGTATGTCCATCATCATGCCATGCTCTTAAAACATCAATGATCTTTGTACCTGCAGGGAATGAATCGGTAACAGGATTTGGAAAGCCTACATTATAATAATTAGCGAAGTCTAAAATAATCTCATCATTTTCATACCATTTAAATGTACCTACAACTTTATCTACATAAGCGAAAGCTGTTGGATCATCATCTGAAATGGTTATTGTTGCGATTACTTTTTCTACATTTGGATAACTTGTAAATCTTCTTCTAAGACCATCTACATATCCGATCAAATTGCCATAGGTATTTGGTTGAGTAAAACCATAATATTCAATCGCATCACAAACCAAAGGCTGTGTACTGCGATCACCATCTGTACTTTGATTGCCTATATAAAATCTATTTCTACCATCTTTTTGAACAGTCTTAATGTTATTGTCTAAAAGATATTGTGTTTGCTCTGTTAATAGCTTTTCACTATCTAAGATCTCAATTACTTTCTTTCTTAGATCTGTAACATCTACATCAGCTATTAAATCAGCAAATAAACCATCAGGTCTATCACTTATGCCTGCAGGAATAACAATAGGGTCAAGATCTAACCAAGTAGCAGTAGAGCCTGTATGTGTAGATAATAAAGCACCATTAGGATTAATGGGATTGAAACCACCACTATTTCTACGATTGACAAAACAAATAGGCAAACCATAAACATAGCCATCTACAGTACCTAAAGCAGTAGCAGATGCTTGGTTACCTGTGCCTGCAATCCATAAACCATTATCTGTTGAACTTGCACTAAAAGAATAAGAAGTAGGTGATCCATTAGTGCCTTGTGCTTTAACATTAGTAGTATCAGAAAAGCCATCTTGATAGGTATCTACTGCAAAGTTATTTACTGTTCGGAAACGATATTGATATTGGATTCTTTTAGTAGACTCTGCATTTAAAGTAGTATCGTAAATATCATCATTTAACCATGAGCCTGTTAAAGATTGCACATTACCATAAATGTAAATCTTATTATTCGCAGGGATATTTAAACCACTTGATTCACCTGTAGCTGGTGTGACAGTAATAGCAAGAGATGTAGTACTAATAGAAACAGTAGTGTCTAAAGTTAAGAAAATAAAATCTGTACCTTTGCTATCTGAACTGATTACATTAGATAAGCCACTTAAAGCAGTAGCAATATTTAAAGCAGTGACATATTTATCAGCACCTAAAACAAAATCCACACCACAAGTGATTGTATCTGTACCAATGGTAATCGTATCACCATTAATAACATTATCACCTATTCTTAATCTAGCATTAGGTAAAGTAGCTGGACTAACCAATGCTTTCCAAATCTCTAAGAAGACAAAGGTGGTGGATTTTTGAGTAGCTGGTGGACTAGATAAAGAGATTTGATTTGAGCCTGAATTGTCATTCGCATAAGCAATTCGGATAACTTTATTATTAACACGGACATCAAAAGCATTTAAAGTTAAGGTGTTTGGTGTAGTGTCAAAAACATAGTCATCAAAAATATCTTTTTTATTTGAGATGATGCCACTAGGTTTGGAATTGACTAGACTAATATCTTGAACTAAGTTTAATTCACTATCAAGTAAAGGTTTGCCTGTTTGAAAGACAACACTTTCATAATTCGTTAAACTCGGATCAAGATTTCTTGATGTAGTAGTAATATATTTTGTCATTTTACTTATCTACCTTTTAAAAAGTCAATCGCCAAGTGATTGCCAAAACAGAATTTGAAGGTTTATTGATCACAGGGAATGTTAGATAATTAATGAGAATGTCATAATTGGTAACATTCAAAGTAGTATCATAATCAGGAAAACTAACAGGATCACCACTACCATCTAATAAAGGTGTTGTTACTAAAGGATCTGCATCATAAGGACTAACCAATCCCATTTCATTTAAAGCACCTACTGCTTCACCTTCATTATAAACTGTTGTAAAGTCCACAACATTTGTAGGTATTGTACTGACTGCAAATGTTGTAGGATTTCGAAATAAAACAGATGCAAATTCTTTACGAGCAATTTCCGTGTTTAATCTTCTTTGTCTTTGATCTGCAACACTTGGTACTAAACTTGTGCCTGTTGCACCTGTGCCTACTGCTAACATAGTAATAGGTGATCGAGTTGGATATAAGCCTGAAAAGAGAATAGATGCGAGTAAGCTACCATCTAAAGTATAAACATTATCTACTTTAATCTCTTTATCATCTAGCTTAATAAACACTTCACCTTTTACACGATATGTATTCTCATTAAATCCAAATCCAAAAGCTACAGAACTTTGTGGTCTTTTAATATTTTCACTAATCATTTTTTCTTATCCATCCTTTAAAGTGATATGAGTATTATTTCAACACTTGCAGTTCCATCATATATAACTTGAGTGTTATTATTTAATACATATTGCTCAAGATTTAAGATGCCATTATTTAACAGAAATGGTGCATTATTTACTCCACTGCCTTTAAATACAGGACAAACATCTTCAAAAACAAAGGTTTGCTCCAAGCCTATCCATTCATCTTTAAAAAAACTAAACTCACTAGCTAAACCATTATTATCTGTTATCGTATCTTTAATTTTAGTTTGTCTTGGTTTTTCAGGTGAACTTGCATTGCCTAATGGATTTGCCATAAATTCATCTACATTAAAGGCAACTTGCTTAACAATATTCTTAAATGGTATCATGCCTTCATTTAAGTCATCAGGTCTAAACCAATCACCACTTTGACTTACTGAACGATTTGTTAAGCATACAACATCGATCATCGTACCATTTGCTATGCCTGTAAAGATTAAACTATTGCCATTTACTTTATATGAAGTGACATTTGTTAATCCTTGCTTAACAGATATGATTTGTTTCACATGAAAAGGTAAAGTAATTTTGTTATCTAAAACTGCAACACTTGCAGTAGCAGGTGAAAGCACTCTATGCACAGCATTAATGACATTATATCTGTTTAGCTTACTCTTAGAATTTAAAAGCAGAGAGGTGTTATTAAGAGCATCTGTATTACTATGTGCATAAAAAGATCTCATCCATTCTTTTACTAAAGGATATTTAGTCTTATGGTGGAATAAAACCTGTCCATTTCTTTTCTCAATTCTATTCGCAGGCAAAAGATTTGTTGTTGGTCTTTGGTTTCTAGGTCTATAGGAATTAAGCACAAAGCTAGTATCATTTAAAGCAGTAAAACACACTTGATCTGTTTCATCATAAGGATAAGTGATTTCAATTTCAGTAACAGAAGTTATTAAAGAAACGACACGAGTAAATGGATTATACTCTTGGATCTCAACACTGCTAATAAAATCACTAGGTAAAATAGGCATACCATAAATCGTATATGGTGTAGAAAAAGGCAAAGTGAATTGACTTGTCAAATATGGAAAGGTTTGAGAATATGTTTTATATCTTAAAGGTCTAGTCTTAAAAGAGGATTGAGTATTTTCTATCAGATATAAATTAGCTGTGGTTGCAGTCAAAGGTCTATCTAAAGTAAAAACCTGTGCAGATAATTTATAGGTATATGGATTTACCTTTAAGATGAAATAAGCTGATGCACCTATTAAGACTAATTCACCTTCTTGCATTTCATATGTAGTAGATACAGGCACAGGTACAATTAAACAATGATTTACAATATCACCTGTGCCTGTAAGTTGAAGTCTTGGTACAGAATAAGTAACATTTGAAATATCATCAGCTAAGACAGTATTAATAGCAACAATCTTTCTCTCTTGATTATTGACACGGATACGATCATTTATTTTAAAACCACTGTCATAAACTCTTAAAAATTTAGAGTTTGCTGTTGTGTATCCATAAACACTAGATAAATAAATGCCTTGATCTGTCTTTCTCAAATCCTCTTGAAACATAAGACCAGCTGTCAATGAGAAATCAAATGTAGGTTTATTGACAAGTTCTTTAAATAAAGTGCTTGGTCTGTTGCCTATATTGACATGAGCAGGTTTAGTTTTTAAGAGTAGCTTATATAGGTTGTCTTGCAGTGTAATAACATCCTGTTGAAAACCATAAAAGACTTCGTGGATATGTCCACTAGCAGTTTGGACGATGCCATCTAAAACATCATGTTGGTGTAGATCATCACCCCATTTATATCCTATTGGTGCAGATGTTTTACCTAAACCTAAAATAGGTGCATATACATAATGTTTATGTCCATTGACTTCTGTTGTCAAAGCATAAGATGAGATAAGACAGTCAATAAGGAAAGCACCAATTTCATTAATCTCAACAAGACTATTTGGTTGAATTTTATTAAGAAGATCAATAATAGCTTTACCTGTACTGCCTTGTAATAATGCTTGGATGAGATTTAAGATAGTATTTCTTAATTCAGTTTCATTATTAAAAGAAGGTCTATCTACTGCTTTGGGAAAAAGTAGTCCATAAAGTCTATCATTAAAAAATTCAGGTCTTATTTGGGAATAATCTACTTCATTCACAAGGTCTAAGCAATCAAGTAAAAGACTAGAAAGAGTTCTACCAACACCTTCATATAAAATTCTGTTATTGCTACCATATTCAGAAAGATAATTAGATGCTAAAGAACCTGAAAGAGCATTAGCATAAGCGACTACAAGTGAATCCTGCAATGATTTTTTTTCTTCACTTTTACTGCCTATAGGATCAGTATTAGCAATTGGGAAATCAGGATAAAAAGGAATTTTATCACTCATGTTTTTTACTCTGCTCTGTAAGTGAAGTTTAAGTTGCCAACAGTGAAATAAGAAAATGGATTTAAAGATAAGTTATTAACAAATCCTAAACCATCTGCTGTTTGGTAGTTTACATGAAATGTATATTCACTTGGTGATTTACCTACAGGCAAAGCAACAAGGATTTTATTTTTACTATTTGCAATAGGATTGCCACCTATGACAAGATCTGCATTACCTATAATGCACACACTATTTGGAGTATTTCCTAAAGTAGTGACAAGCGATTGGGAAACAAGATTAAATTCTAAACCATTGCCATAGACACGACCAAGTTCACCACCATTGGTAGATACAGGTTGTGATAGATTTACATCTATAAGCCATGCGATTGCAACACCTGTGGTTAAAGCTACGATTTGAGTATATGAGTTATTAGGTATAATTTCTTCTCGAATGACAGGTGTATTTACTGAAAAAGATAATTGAGTTAAAGGCAAGTCTATAAAAGCAACACCATCTGCATTATCCAGCACTCTTACTACATCACTCACTCTTAGATTAGATCCTAGATTGAGATAAGAAATATAATTTTGTAGATTGTTTCTAATAGCAAGATCAATTTGGCTGACTTGATATCCTTTACGAACAACAATATTTGCTTTTACATCTACAGGACAGGGGATACATTCTTTAACAAGAATATCAGCAGTAAGGTGCTTAGCTATATTGATTTGAGATTGGACATTTTGTAGTACTTGATTATAGGTATATGTGACTTCAAGATTTAAGAGATAGCTATAATTGACTTTGACTGCTACATTTTCAGGGATGGTGGAATTAGAAGTTCTAGTTAAAGTAGTATATCCATCATCAGTAGTTTCAATAATGAAATCAGGATTTTCTTCAAAAGAAGAATTATAGAAAGTAAAACCTGTTTCACCATCACCACTAGAATCAAGTCTAAGTTGGATGCTTAAAGCATCCACACCTTTTTTAGTCAATTGGTATGGATAAAAACCTATAAAGCTAAACACTTCTGAAGTGGAATAAAAATCAGAAGTGATCACACCATTATTGATTAAAATATTATCTTTAGCTTTAGTGGAATAACCTTCAAGTAAAGGATCTTGTGTTTTCTTAAACAAGTAATCAGTGCCTTGTGCATATTCTACATTATTTTCATCTATTAAAGAAGTGATGCTTTCAACAGGCTGTCTAGTAAGATAAATGATTTCACTAATATTTTCTTGCCAATCACCAATGATAACATCCGTGATATTGTAATCAGGTTGGGATAAGCTAGTGTCTAAGATAACAATATTATCATCTGTGATGGAATGGTTAGTGAGATCAAACCATTGACCTGTAGTGGCATTTTTTAAGCCATAACCTAGTGTTTGGTTATCAATCATTTTATAAAGAGTAGCAGAGAGATCACCTAATTTAAATTGGTAGATGCCTTCAGCAATGGGAATGAAAAGACTATCTTTATGAGTTTGGAAATTTGGAGCATATAAATCAGTAGCAGTAGCTAAAGATACACCACGAATCCATACATCGACTTTACCATCACCTCTAAATTGATAAGGTGATTCAGCACCTGCGATAAAAACTTCAGTAACACCAGCTGTAGCACTAGCTAATCTTTCAATACCTGATTTAGTGCCTGTATCTACACTAGCAAGAGTATTAATAGATCTTGAACTTAAATCTAAATTTGATTCTACTTCTGAGCCACCAAAGGTAGGATTTTCATTATTAACAGAAAGACCATTAATAGAAGAGTTTCTAATTTGATTACTAGTGACATTACCTGCAATACCTATATTTAATGCTTGGACAGGTACATAAACTGCATATCTATCTTTAACAGGATCATAATAAGAAGACAAAGTATCTGTGGAAATTCTAGCAAATTGAGTAGTTTGAAAAGGAATACTACCAGCATAGATTGTTGTATATGCAGGAATATTAATTGTTCTAGTAGGAGCAGTCTTAACAAAAAAGACAACTTCACCAATTGCACGAGTACCTAATCTTCTTTTAATGCCAAAATTATATGCAAGTTTATCAAAGGCTGAATCAATAACAGCTTGAACTCTATTTTGTTCACTAAAGAAAAGTGCTTGACCAAGAGCAGTTTTATAATTTGAGTTATTGACTGCGATACTTTTACCTGTATTTCTAGGATCATCAATAGCAAGTAAAGTAGTAAAAGACATAGCACGGTAAGTGAAGTCTAATAAGAATCTTGCTCTTTCCATTTCATTGACAAAAGGATCAATAATGACATCTCTTGTAACTGAGCCCGGGTTGACTAAAGCATCAGGTTGTAATTTATGGATAGTGGTGATCATATCTGTGGTTAAGGTTTGACGACTAACCACAGGCAAAGAAACATTAGATTGGTTAATATTGACAGGCTTGCCTACAACTTCTAAAGAGTATGCACTTTCAATTTCAGTACCATCCACAACTTTAACAGCAGTGGCAACATAGTAAAGCACATTTTCATTAGATAGAGATGCGAAAGCACCTATTTGGATAGTAGGTGGAGTAGAATTTTGAGTAGCTTGTCTATTATGTTTAAAGACGATTTCAGTTTGGATATCAATGGAAGATAGGTTAGCAGTAAGTCTTAATCGTTTAACAGATTCAGTGACTTCACTATTAAAAATAACATCACTAGCAAGGTTGGTTGAGCCATCAGTTTGGATAAAGTTTAATTTAGCATATAGTGGATCAGCAGTTTCTGTATTTGCATTAAAGGTTTCATCTGCAATGGTAGTAAGAACTTCTTTGCCTATGCCATAGCTAATAGGATCTAAAGGTTCAAAGTTAATTTTTTGATAACCATTGATGCCACCACCACTAGAAACACTAGCATACAAGTTATAATATTTGATTTCATTATCTGTATGTTGGAATTTAATAAGAACATCTTGAGCAAGTCTTTCGATATAGATGCCTTGAGGTTGAGCAGGTGGTTGGTAGAGGTTAACGATAGGTTGGATAACATTAAGATAAAAGGTTTCACTAATAGAAAGACTAAGAATGAGATTGTTATTACCATTATAAAGGATAAGACCATCAGGACTAAGAGCAGGATTAGGAAAGGTAAAGTAATCACCATCAAAGAAAATATCTGCACCTGTGTAGGTTTGGTTTTCGATAGTGATGGAAAGATTACTAGGATCATCAGTAATGCCTTTAATAAAGATAGCTTTTTGAGTGGTGGAATAGGTAGCAGGACTATCTAATAAAGAACCACTAGGTGAAATAATTTGGATCATTTTTTTATCTTTCAATTGGTTAAGTCAATAGAACCGGGGACTGCAAACACAATGTTAATTTCAACAGGTGTATTTGCTCTGCTAACAAGACTAATATCAACAAGGTAGGCATTATTAGTATTGGCAACTTGTTGCACATCAATTTTCCGAACAGATGCGATTTGTTCTTCTAAAGATAGCTTTTGTATTTTACCAACTTGATTTTGAATATTGATATGTTGATTAAGAGCCTGTCTAACAGATTCTTGTATGCTAAGTTTAGCAAGGTTATCTTGTTTAGCACCTACAAAATCAAAAGCATTAGTACCATACCAAGAGTGTTGAGGATTAGAATTAATTTTAGTAAGGCAAACTTTAGCAACTTGCTGGTAAAGAAGATCATGTTTCTCTACTTGTTTAATTTCACCATACTCATTAAATCTAAGATCATTTTCGATACCTGTGCTACTGCATCGATTACAATAATTCTTTTCTGTTGTATATGAAACAAGGTAATTGCCTTTAACATTTTCATTAAAGCGAATGAAATATCCTAAGCCATCATCTCTTTTAAATAATTTCCAACCTGTATGTAATAACTTTCCTTGTGCTTTAAATTTCTCATAAGTAAATCCGAACTTATTTAAATCACCTTGTAATTCTAATCTCGAAGATAAACCTGTGGACTTATCTTTTATTTGAATAGATTGGTTTACTAGATTGACTTCTACCTTATTCATAGGCAGTGATGCAGTAAGTGTCTTTTGAATTTGTGTTGCAGACAAAAGACCTGTATCAAATTTAATAGGATAAGATACATTTTGATAAACAAAATTGTAGTTTGGATTGAGGATTTTATATGGAGCATTAGCAGGGAAGATAATTTCAGCAGATGAATAAAGACCTTCTTGATTTATGGTTATATTATTTTTAGTGATGGTGAAAAGACTAGAACCATTGATAGGTGATCTAGTGACAACATCAGTAATATTATCTAAAGTGTAGGATTCAAACCTAATATAGTGTGGACATAGGTGTGAAACATGAATGTCTTTACTCATTTCTATATATGCCTTTCTTGTCTATCATATAAAGAGTATATATATTTAAAAAAAACTTTTAAAAAGTTGCAATCAAAGCTAATCGGTAAGTGTTTTATTACCATAGGTATGTAGGTAATGAACAAAAAACTCAAACAAAGGATGTCATCAAATGATGAATGAACTTGTAAATCTCTGTAATACAAATGAAAATCTTGGCACTAGATACCATTGGTATCAAGAAAATGGTGTTATGTACTTTCTAGGTTTTGGTCTTAAAGGCTCTTTTACTTTCAATGAAAAAACTTTTGAGTATGAACTTGTGCTTGATAACAAAGTACTTGCTAAAGATCAAATTGAAGAAAGTGATGACATTGCATATAGTTGTATGAGAGCAATTAGAAAAGAAATCTAAGTCATGCAGTCAATATTAAATGATGTATATGCTTTGCTATATACTTGTAAAAGTTATCAAATAAGAACAGAAGTAGAATCTGTTCTTGTTAAAAACAAACTCAACATAAAAATCCTAACTGCCTTAAAGACAAAACTCTTAAAGCATCAATAAAAGTTTTTTTTGAGAGTTGCAATAGAAGCTAATCCACAAGTGTTTTATTACTGTAGGAAACTTAACAAAACATGGAGTAAAAAAATGGATACACAAGCCTTTATCAATAATGCCAAAGCTATTCTTATGGTAAGCAATGATGAGTGGACAAAGAAATTTGCACAGTCATTATTAGACCAAGTCAATACAGGTAAAGCATTATCAGAAAAACAAATAAATCTTTTCAATGCTAAGTTGGATTTGATTTTCAATCCACCTGCACCTATTGAGATAGATCAAGAGTTTGTCAATCAAGTAAATGCTTTAAAGACTAAGACCAAATCTGAATGGCTTTTGACTTTCTGTGATTCAATTCTCACTCAAATGAGAGCAGGTAGAGCATTAACAGAAAAACAAAAAGCAGTCTTTAAAGCTAAATATGACAAGTTAGTCTTAAAGATTAAACCTGTGAAATCTGAAGTTGATCCTGAATGGAATGACTATATGGATCAAGACAATAATTAATGGATACACAAGCCTTTATTAATAATGCAAAATCTATTCTGATTTGCAGTAATTCTATATGGACTAAAAACAAAGTTCAAGTTTTATTAGATCGAGTTCTTGCAGGCAAGTCTTTAGATACAGATCAAATTCATTTATTTGAATATCTTTTAAATCGTGTCTTTCATCCAACACAGATCACAATAGAACTTAACTTTTACACAGTCACAGACCTTGCTACAGAACTTATTCGTATTTATTTTACATCATGGCAGTTAATTTTTGTAGCAGAATTGAGAAAAAGCCTGCTAGAAAAGCAAGACATTTCTTATAACAAGCATTACATCTTTGATGTTTTATATAGGCAACTTGTCTTAAAACAAAAAACCTTAGAGGATGGACTAGATAATCAAATCTTATTTGAGATGGCTAACGAATAAAATATTTATACTTATTATCTTTTATATATGCTTTAAATAAAGGATAAAGATTATGCCTGCAGGTTGGGAATTTTCAAGATCACCTTATCCAATGCCACCTAGAAATACATCAGCTAATTCACCTTTTCTTAAAGGTGCAATAGATTTAAGATGGGATAGTCCTTCTTTTATTCATGAAAATGAAGGTTGGATTATTCGTGGTGTCAATATCTATAGATCAAATACATCAGATCGGGGTCCTTACCAAAGGATTAACCAACAGCCTATATCTGCTACTTTTTATAGAGATACTAATATTACTGAAATGATTTATGATGAAGTCATTACAAATTGGATTAGTAAAGGCAGTAATGCAGATGGTTCTTATCGTTTCAGAACAGCAAGACCAATAGCTAGAATAGGTAGTGCAATTGAGCCATCTACATCATATAGAGATGTCATTGTTAAAATAGATGGTCAAGTAGCTTATCCTGCTAGTGTCTTTGGTCAAACAGGTGATATTGTATTAAGACAAGGTGCAACAACATCTGTAATCACTTTAATGAATGACATACAGCTTGCATTTGATCCAAATACAAGTGTAGTTACTTGTACATACCTGTCATATTTACCTGAAGGCAAAATCAGTGCTATTATAGATAAAAAGACATATTATAGAGTAACAACAGTGGCAGAAGATCCTACTACAGGTGCTTTACATGAAAGTCCATTAGATTATACTCAACCATTTAGTGATATTGAAATTGAGAAAGTAGATTGGATGTGGAGGGAAGGTGTAAGAAGAAATCAATGGGCATTAGAGCAAGGTGGTGAACGAGTTCGCTTATTCTTAAAGAAAGTAGTTGGTCAACCATGCGAGTGTGGAGCATTTAATAGATTTACATTAGAATATGGCAAGCAACCTGATTCAAGGTGTATTAGGTGTTTTGGTACAGGTTTAATAGGTGGATATGATGGACCCTATGATATTATAGTTGCACCTGATGATGCAGAAAGAAGAATAAGTCAAGCAACACAAGGTAGAAGGAAAGAACATAGCTATGAAGTGTATATAGGACCCTCACCTATAGTATCTCAAAGAGATTTTATAGTTAAGCAAAATAATGATCGGTATAGCATAGGGCCTGTAAGAAGACCAAATGCTAGAGGCAATGTATTGCAACAGCATTTTAATTTAGGATATTTTGAGCCTGCTGATATAAGATATTCTGTACCAATGGATGGAGTACCTGTATTATGGCATAAGACAAAATACACATATCAAACAATAAGAGATACATATTCAGCTAGGAATGATGCACCATATTCAACACAGCCTGATTCAGCGATACCAATGATGACAGAGAAAGATAGTGTATCTGCAAATCATGAATTAAGAGGCAGAACAGCAGTATGGGAAAACCATAATCATGGTGGATAAGATTTATTTTAAATAAGTTGCAATGAAAGCCTTTCGATAAGTGTTTATATATTGTTAGTAAAAAACGAAATGAAAAACACTTTCAAAAAAAAGGACAAAGCAAATGAGTGACGAACTTATTAAAGCAATGGAATGGTTAATGTGGCAACTTGGCATGATGTACACTGTTGATGAACACAGTTCAAGATACATTGAAGTATGTGGCAGTGAAAGTCATGCAGTGATTGAATACAGATGGCAAGGATTTGTTCAAGTTGTCATTTCTTCTGATTCAGATGATGAAGAAGAAAAAAGAGAAGATTTGATACAAAGATGGGAAATTAAAGAAGATGAAGAGAATGAAGATTTACTTCAGATTGAAATGGAAAGCATCTTAAATTATGTAAGAAACAATATGTAATAAACTTTAATCCTTTTATAAATGTTATCTTATATAAAAGGAATATTGAAAAATGGATAGATTAAAAAAGCAATTTGTCTTTAAACAGCCTTTAAAAGATAAGACAAAAAAAGAAATAAAGTTCATTGCAGAAATGATCTTAAATGAAGTAAGAGAAGAGGCAAAAAGAGCAGGTCAATTATTTAGTGCAGTACCTAAAACACAAGAATTTATTTATTCGTTTGGTGTGCAAATCAAAGACAATGGTGATGTGGTCTTATATTCTACATGGCAACATATCAAATACCATTTAAAAAATAAGCCTGCATATCCAATGTATTGGTTAAAGACAGATAGAAATAAACCAAGACAAGCAATCCCTGTTAAAAATAAACAAGGTGAAATAGAATTTAGAACATTACCTTTAGTAACAGAAAAGTCATGGATTCATCCAGCTATTGTAAAATACTCATGGATAGAAAAAGCAATAGATAGAGCAGTGATGCAAGCTACTGCCATTTTAGCTTATGAGAAATTGACAGGACAAGAAATGCTTGATAGAAAAAAGCTAATGCTACAAGCTAAAAGAAAGCAAACTAGATTTAATGCTTTAACAACACGGAGTAAAAAAGATGGTGGACAAAATAATCGATGAAGTTCTTAAAAGCATCTTCAAAAGGAGCAAATAAAAAATGTTTCATTACTTAACATTAGAGGTTCGTAATCTGATGATTGAAGAACTTAGGAAGTATTGGTCAGATCATCCAAGATATCCTGAATTAGCAAATAATATTCAAGGCAAATACAGCTTTGACCAAAGACCACAATTTGGGATGGTGATTAAGACAGGTGGTGCAAATAATGTAGTGATGAGTGCAGATAACTATTTATCCACAGTAAGAGGATATGTTTATCTAGCTAAGACAAAAAAACTACAATATGGATCTATTGAATGGGTAAAAGAAAATCCACAATTTAGAGCAGAAGAAGGCATCTATATTTTAGATATTACTCAAATGGAAGATCAATATGAAACCTATCGTATAGATATTACTAAATATAAAAGAGTAAAAGAAACTGAGCCTGTCTTTATTAGTCCAACAGAAATTCAATTGTTAGGTACACCTATTGAGAATAGTTTAAGAATTATTGAGAAACCATCATATATGCGATATGTGGAAGGTGTAGACTATACTTTAAATGGTGATGTGATTGAATTAGCAGAAGAATTATTAAATGGTTTAAATATAGAGATCACATATACAGAATTGCAGGTAGATGTGATTGAGCCTAAATATGTAAGACCTGATCAAGTTTATCATAAGATCATCCCCGGGGTTTTAATTTATTTTGGTCGCAGGTTAAGAGGTGGTGATCAACAAGCAATCGTGGTTTTGGATGAACCTGATGATATTTATAGAGAGTATGGTGGCAGATGGGATGTATCAGTAGAAATAGAAATTATAGCAAGAGATGTGCATTCACAAGCAGATTTAGCAGATAGGACAACAGTGTGGCTGTGGGCAGTATTAAAAGACCAGCTTGCATCAAGAGGCATTAATATGAATGAAGTGAGTTTAGGTGGTGAATCAGAAGAAGTGTATGATGAGAATGGTGATGATTATTTTTACACAGCGAGTGTATCTACAACCTTGCAAGTGGATTGGTTTATGCACATCCCATTGATAGCACCATTAATGTCTTATGGGAAATCTTTAAGTTTAGAAAAAGAATTACCTGATGCTGAAAATCAAGTAGGATATACGGGTTTAGTGAAATATAAAATCCAAGATCTTAAATAATTTATTTATTATATCAATGTTATTAAACAAAGAGGAGTAATCTTAATGCCTATCTTAAAATTCCAATGTAGATCATGTGGTTTATCTTTTAGTAAAAGAGTTGCTACTGATATCAATTCTCAATCCTGTAATTCATGTGGAAAAGAAGCCTTTTCTTCACTACAAGGTACAAAGAGTGTTGGATATAATGCAATTCAAGTAGCAGAAGTGAAACCACAGTCAACAGGTATTGAAAGTTTAGATACTAACTTTGAACGAGTATTAATGCAAGATTCTATAAGAAAATGGGAAATTGCAAAGATGAGATATAAAGACAAAGTTAAGCTACTAGAAGAAACCAAAGGTAATCCATTAGATATAATCGTTGGATATGACAACGAGTATGTTATGGATAAGCATTACCATGAAACTCAAAGAGATATTAAAAACCAAGTCAGAAAAGAAATTGGATGTAACTTCCAACAAAAATAGGAGCAAAAGATTATGGCTATTCAAGGTGGCTATGCACCGCCCGGTGTCTATACTCAAACAGTTTTTGATTCACCTTTACCATCTAGCAATTTCACAGGACAAATTCCTTTATTGCTAGGTGCTGGTAAAGAAACCATTCAATCTGTTGGTGTTCAAATGATTCGTGGATCTTCTTCATCTGTAGATCAACGAATAGTGAATGAAAACATGAGTGGTCGTGCAGTATTAGGATTTAATCCTGATGGCACACCCATTCTTGGTGATTTCAATGGAACTGCAACTAAAGTGCAAGTTCAAAAATTTCCTATGGTAGATGGCACAGGTGGTGGTGTTGTTGCTACTGATAGTTCTAGTGTTACAGCTTATGTCAATGGTCAAGTCACTGTTGTTTTAAGTGTAGATGGTGCTAAAGGCATTGTAGATACTGTTTTGGTTTCTTATTTTTTTAAGAGAACAGATACCTTAGTTGAAGATGAAAATATTTCATCTCAAATCACTACTACACAAGCTGAAATCATTGGCTCAAATGGTAGCTTTGATTTCGATGCTTTAAGTAATGTTTTTGTTTTCTTAGTAGATGGTGTTCAATATTCTATTTCTTTGCCAACAGTTTCTACAGGCACAAGAGAAGATGATCTTAATAGAGTAGTTGCTATTATTAATTCAGGTTCTTATGGATCTTTAGAGGCATCTTCATACACAGATAATTTCAATCAAGAGAACTTACAATTAAATGCTAATGGTTCTATTGTTATTGGCAATGGTTCAGCTAATGCTAAACTTGGTCTTGTGGTTAATCAATCTACATCAAGAAACAAAACTTTCTTTACAAGTCATTATCCTATCGTTGATGGTACTAATGGTGGTATCACTACTACTGATATTACTGATGTTGTAGTTAAACTTAATGGTGCTGTTATTAGTCCAGCTAGTGTAGATGGTTCTAATGGTAGTATTACTCTTAAAGATGCTCCTGCAACAGATGCTACTTTAACAGTAACCTATTACTTTAATAACTTTAGAGATCAATTTGACTACATCCCAAGCACAGGTGTTGTTAGTGTTGAATCTATTTCTCTTGTTTCTGATGGATCAGGTGGTGCATCTTCTAATTTTATTGAAGGTGTTTCATGGGTTCTTAAAGATGATAAGATTGTTTGGGGTACTTCTGTTCTTGTTGGTGCAGGTGAAACTTCTTTAGGTGCTACTGCATTTAATGACAGCCAAATCACTGCATCTTTAAAAGATGATAAAGTTTATCTTGTTGAATGTGAAAGAGTGATTGATACAAGTGTAGTACCACCTAGAGCATTGCCAAGTACCTTTAAATTACCTTACCAACCTGTTGATGGTACAGGCTCAGGTACACCAACATCAAGAGCAGATTTAGTTGAAGTCAAGGTAGGCTATAATTTTACTGATGCGATTGAAAAAGCTAATTCAGTAGTCGTTCGTGTTAATCCTTCTGATTCTACAATCGTTTTGGCTGAAGAAGTAGAAGAAGGCAAACAAGTATATGCTACTTTCTATTATAACACTTTGACTGATTCTACCATTGGTGGAAATAATCAATATCAATTTGTTTGTTTATCTGATGGTGCTAGTGGTTCAGGTAAATATCAAGTCTTAAAGCAAGGTAGTGCTTTGCATGATGTTACTTTAGGTACAAAAGGTTCATCTTTAAATGGTGTAGATTTATCTTTCCCAAGTGGCAGTGAATTATTGCCTGATGCTCGTATCACTACAGGCACACCTGTAAATGAAACAGTAACAGTAACATTTACATCAAGCAAGCCAGCAAGTGCTTTATTTATTAGTGGTGGTGCTAGTCCATATTTCACCATTAAAGATACAAGTGATCAAATCAATTTATCTATTGATGAGGCAGTTGTTACAGGTGGTGTAAGTTTATCTGCTCCAACAGGTACAGGTAGATTTGGTGCGATTGCACATATCGTAGGTGATGTATTGCCATATACAGTAGAAAGTGGCTTGCAAGATTTAGGTACAATTAGTGCAGGTAATGACAGTCTTCAATTAAAGCTAGATAATGATGATGTAGTCGTCAATATTGGTACTGTTGCAAATTGTACTGCTGATGATATTGCAAATGCTATTAATATTGCTTGTAATAGTGTTTCTGCTAAATACCAAGCGATGACTACCATGAATGGTGGTGTTGAGATTATTGCAAACAGTCATGATACTTTATCTTTCCAATTTGTAGGTAATACACATGGTACAGTAGGTGAAATTGCAATCACTTTGACAGATGCTGTTTATTCCACTGCAAATGCTTTGGCAACAGAACTTGAAACACAAATTAATAGTGCATTAGTAGATGCTTTACTTCAATATGAAGTAAATGGTGTTACTCAAGGTATTATTATTTCTGTTAGTGCAAATTCACAAGGTCGATTAATTTTTAGCTTAGATCAAATTGGTAAGAAATTTGAAATCTTAGATGCAGTAGATATCATTCCGGGCGAAGTTTATGTTATTAAAACAGTAGGTGGTACAGACTTTACAGCAGTTGGTAGTGCAGATAATAATATAGGTACAACCTTTACTGCTGATGAGTTCGGTATCATTTTAGGTGGTGTAGGTACAGTCGTTCATGCGATTACAGAACTTGTAGAAGAAACAGCAGGTTCTTTTGTTGTTGGTGAAACATATACAATTACAGTAGCAGGTACAACAGACTTTACTTTGATTGGCGCCGCTAATAACTTAGTAGGTACAACCTTTATTGCTTTAGGTGCTGGTGCTTTAGGTACAACAGGTAAAGCTGAACGAAATGTAGACCTTGAAGATACTTATGGTTACCTTGAATTTATTAGTCAAGCTGATCCTGAAGATGATTTTGCTATTATTGCAGGTATTGACACAGATGATGCAGATGGTACACAAACTAAGTTTGGTCTTTTACCTGTTGCTCAAGTTGCATCTACTTCTTTAGGTGGTGGTGCATTAAAAGAAAGATTGATCTTAAGAAATCGTTTCTTTCAAGGCAACACTTATTTCTTACCAAGTGGTGAATTAGGTATCCGTGTAGTAGCAGGTAGCTTATTAACAAAAGCAGGTTTGAAATCAAGTTTTGCATCTGCAATTAAAGGTGCAGTCGTTCAACAACCTACATTAAAGTTATTAACAGGTTGGACAGAACAAAAGACTGCTGATAGTCAACCTGCTGTGAAGTTCTATAATGGTACTAACAATTCATATCCTGCCAATAATACTTTATTGTTAGATGTGAATGGTACTATTGTTAGTGTAGAATTTACATCTAGTGCCACAGGTACTTTAACTTGTGTAGGTGAAAGCATTGTAGATGGTTTGATTTTGATTTCAAATTCTATTGTAGATCAAATCAATAATGCTTTTGCTGATGCAGGTGTAGATGCGATTGTAGAGGCAAGTCAAGAAGGTGCAGGCATTCGTATTGTAGGTGGTGGATCTTTTGTAAATAGTTATCTTAAAGTTTTAAATGGTAGTGCAAATGAAACTTTAGGTTTAACTGCAAACCAAACTTCTACTTCTACAAATGTAAGTGCAAGTCAAATTGTAAGTGCATTAATGAGCCATCAATCAAATACTTTAACAGATTTGCTTTTTGGTGAAACTCTTGCAAATGACTACTTTAAATCTAAGGCTGTTGCTTTTGTACATATTTCAGCTACCAATAAGCAATATTTGGCAATTGAAAGTTTAAGCACAGGTGTTGGATCTATTGTAGATTTCACAGGTGGTAATGCAATCACAACCAAAGGCACAGGCTTAAAGATTACTACTACAGATGGTGCAGTTGGTGAAGATGCTAAACAAGGTTTCTATGTAAAATCAAGTATCTCTAATGGATCAGGTTCAGCAAACACTTCTATTTTTAATAGTGGTGTTGGTCAAGATGGTTTCATTGGTCAAACTTATGTAGATGCAGTAACAGGATTGACATTTACCATTTTGCCAAGAGATGGTGGTGTAGATTATCCTCAAGATGCAAATGCTTTCTTTAAATGGAATGTAAGTCAAAACATCACTTGTAATGCAAATATTCCTAAGAACTTTGTTAATGGTGTATCTGTAATCGTATCAAATACAACAGGTGTAGCAGTAGGTGATACAGCAAACCTTGAAACATTTGATAAAGGTGGCAGTGAACCTGATATTGGTCAAGTATATTATATCTCTTATACACAAGAGAAAGTAGACTACACAACAAAGGTCTTTAATAGCATTGCAGATGTAGTCGCTGAATATGGTGATATATCAACACAAAATCCATTATCTTTAGGTGCATACTTAACGATTTTGAATGGTGCAGGTACAATTGCTTGTAAGCAAATTAAGAGATTAGCAAATACAGCTGAAATCACAGAAACACAAATGATCGAGGCAATCGATTCAATTGAAGGTGGCATCACAGCAACCTTAACACCATCTGTAATTTTGCCATTAATCCCTGCAAGTGAAAGTTTGTTAAGTCATATTAGCAAGCATTGTGATTTACAAAGTTCATTAAGATTTAGATCTGAAAGAACAGCGATTTTAGGTTTTGCTAGTGGTACTATTCCTAAAGAGGCAGGTCGTTTGGCAAACCTTACAGGATCAAGTCGTGTTCGTGTAGTATATCCTGATATTGCAAGTTTAACTTTGACAAACACTTTGGGAAATCCTGTTACTTATATTGTAGATGGTCGTTATCTTGCTTGTGCAGTAGCTGGTACAACAACATCTCTTAATATTGATGTTGCTACCCCATGGGAATCAAGACAAGTAAATGGTTTCAATGGTGTATTGAGAAACCTTACACCTGTTGAGGCAAATGCTACAGCAGTTAAAGGTGTATCTATCCTTGAAAATGCAGGCACTACCATTAAGATTAGACATGGTTTAACAACCAATATGTCTTCTGTATTGACTAAGACACCTACAATCATTCAAATTGCAGATCAAGTTCAAAGAACGATGAGAGGTGTTTTGGATGGATTTATTGGTGTTAAGAATTTACCTGTGATTCAATCACAAGTATTGTTAGCAGTCAATAATGAATTTCAAAGACTTGTATCTAGTGGCATCATTGAATCATATACAGGTTTAGCAGTCGTTCAAGATCCTGAAGATGCAACAGGGTTATTGATTAATGCTTTCTACAAGCCTGTATTCCCATTATTGTATATTCAATTTACATTCAATGTTCGCTCTAATGGATAGTAGAAAAATTTAATAAAAGTTGCAATGAAAGCCTTTGTGTAAGTGTTTTATATATGTAAAGAAAAACACTTACACAAAGGAAAAACAAAATGGAAAACTTAGATCAAGTTATTCAAAATCTTAATGACAAAAATTGGAATGAAGAAGAATGTTGCATTGATGGTGCAGAAGTTCTTTGCAATATGTTAAATAGTTTTGATGATCTTCAAGTAAAATTTAAACTCAAAGCAAAGAGTTTTACTAGAGAAGAAAATAGAATTTATTTTGGTAGAAACTTGAAATTTCAAATTGTCATCCTTGAAGACAAAATGGCATATGTTGCAAGAAATGATGGTTGGTTTGGACATGATTCTGAATCAGGACATCCATACTCATGGCATAAACTAGTGACTAAACCTGAATGGTTGAAGAAAGTGATTTTACATTATATCAATCAATAATTATTTAATTGACTGATCCTTTGTATATCTCAACATAAAGGATCATTTAAATGAAGTATTCATATATTAGTAAATATGCTAGTCCAACTTCGATTGTGAAATTAGCTTTTGGCAATCTCTTTAATTTAATTCCTATCGATAAAGAAAAGATTGTAGCAGATGCTTTGATAACAGCTTTAGCAGATGCCATTTTGAATTTAAAAGTGTATGCTACTAAATCACTCACACCATTAGAAAAGATTTTAGGTGAAGCGATTTTGACTAAACCAAGTTTTGCAAATTCTAAAGAAATCAAAGTGGATGATGTAATTGTAGGATTTAGAATGTTCTTTCAAGGTAATATCTTACATACCGACATGGCTAAAAAGTTATTAAAGGCAGTCAAGAATTATGGCAACCAAACGGATCTTTTAAATGCTATTAAATCTGACTTGTCTACTGATGCTGGTAAAACACAATTGATGAAAGAAATTCAAAGTCAAATTAAAGGCTTTGAAGATGGTGAAGAGGATGACAGTTGGGATGATAGTGAGGAAGGATTTTTTGAAGATGAACAAATCGAAGATTTTATTGATAAGGTATTTCAAGAAAATATTAATTTGGCAAAAGAGAATGTTGGACAAATTCCGGGCATTGGTGTGATTGTGATTGACGAACAAAATCTAGCTGAAACAGAATTAGAAAAGATTGTGATGTCTTTTGAAGTGAATCGCTTAAATGTAGGCATTGAGATGAGTTGCGAATATAAAATCAAAGCACATAGATATATTGACGAAGAAATGTAGCAAAATAATATAATATGATTGAACTCTTTTTATTAAAAGGACAATCATGTTTTCAGATTTCTTTGAATCACTACAAAGACCAGATGTTAAACCTAAAAAATGGATGAGAGAAGTAGATCTCATTTTAGGTACAAAAGATAATATTAAACAAGCTATTGATGAGTGTTTAGCATCTAGTCATTATGGCATAGACTTAGAAACAACAGGTTTAGATAATCGTGTTTTTCATGGTAGAACAAGAGCATCTATTGTAGGTATTTCTATTGCACCTAATGAAAAGAAAGCATATTATTTTCCTATTAGACATAGTGCAGGTACAGAACATAATGTTTCATGGTCAATTATAGATAGAGAATTTAGTCGCTTGCTCAGTGTAAATGCTACAGCTATTCCTGTGTTTCATAATGGTGCTTTCGATCAAGAGTTTTTAGAATATAATGGAGAAACTCTTTTAGGTAAAGAACGATTTGAAAATCCAAAGTTATGGGAAGATAACTATATTATGGCTTGTCTTATGAATAGTCGTGATAAAGGTGGTCGTGGTCTTAAAGATATGTCTAAAGATAAATTAGGTTGGGAAATGATCGAACTTGATGAACTCATTCCTAAATCTAAAATTAAAGATTATTCTACTCTTGATCCATCTTGGGAAGCCTGTGTTTGGTATGCAGGTGCAGATGCTTTATGTACTCTTAAACTCTATAATATCTTAAAAGACTTGTTTCCTAAAGAAATGATTAGTCTTTATATGATCGAAAAGAAATGCAATACTTCAGTTAGGTGGATGCACAGAAACAGAGTTTATATTGATCAAAAGAAAACACAAGAGTTTATTAAGATTGGTCAAAAGGAATGGATGGATAGTCTTATTGAAGTGTATGAAGGTGCAAAGGAATTACTTGGTAGAGATGTCATGCCTGCATACATTAAAATTATGAAAGGTGATCTAAAAGGTGTCAATAAGTTTAACACGGATAATACAGACAGCTTTAAAGATTGCATAGACGAGGCAAGAAAAGAAGCTGATCGTATGTATCCACATTTAGATATGGCAGGTGAAGATTTTGTAGCTAGAAAAATGGTAGCATCTTTGACTAATCCAAAACAAAAAGAAGAAGTAGTCTTTGAATATAAATATGATATTTTATCATCTCAACAATTAGGCATGATGTTTAGAGAATTAGAAGTACCTAATTTACAAACTACAGCAAGTGGACAAGTCGCAACAGGTGCAGATGTTTTAGATGAAGTGATTGAAGAGGCATCGGATACTTTTCCATTTGTAAGAAAGATTAAAAGATTAAGAGAACTAGCTAAAGCACTTGGTCAATATCTTATACCTATGAAAGAGGATGTTGCAGATGATGGTACATTAAAACCAAAATTTAATCAGTTTGGAGCAGATACAGGTCGTTTTAGTTGTGGTACAACAAGTAAGCCATGGGAGACAAAAGATGGTGGTTGTAGAGTACCTTTTCAAGGCATACCATCAGGATATGATCCAAAAAGACCAATGATTACTTCAAGGTTAAGAGAATGTATAGCAGTAAGAAATCCTGATCATTATTTAGTGGCAATTGACTATGCAGGTGTTGAATTAAGAATTGTAACAAATATTAGTCAAGAGCCTTTATGGATTGAAGAATTTTTTAGATGTTCATCATGCAATCGTAAATACACTAAAGAAAGAGGTGAAGATGGATTTCCTATCGTACCACCAGCTATTTGTATTTGTGGATCAGATAAGATAGGTGATTTGCATACATTGACAGCAGTTGCTTTTTATGGCGAAGAGGCAAAGAAAAGACCTGATTGGAAAGCATTAAGAGGCAATGCAAAAGGTGTAAACTTTGCATTATGTTATGGTGGTACAGGTAAAGCAGTGGTTAGAACGATTAACTGTACACAAGAAGAAGGTGATGAGAAATACCAAACCTTTACAAAGACATATAAAGGTTTAACAAAGTGGTGGAAAAAGGAAGTGGATTTTGCCAAAGAGAATGGATATGTATTAACAGCATTTGGTCGAAGAATGTTGATGCCTGATATTAAATCTAAAGAGTTTTCTTTGAGATCAAAGGATGAACGAAAGGCAGTAAATTCACCTGTGCAAGGTACAAGTGCAGATATTACTAAGATTGCAATGAGTTTAATTTATGAGAATGTTAAAAAGAGAAATTGGTTTGACAAGCTAATGATGATTTTAACAGTGCATGATGAAATTGTATTTGAAATCCATAAAGATATCATAGGCGAGGCAATACCATTGTTATGTGATATTATGGTAAGGAATAAAGCATTGCAAAATAAGAATTGGATTGTGCCTTTAACAGTGGATGTAGAAATAGGTAAAGATTGGTCTGTGCCTTATGATTTGAAAGAGTTAAGAGAAGGCAAAGGAGAAGATGAATTTTTAGTGAATGCTTTTAAAGTGGATCATAGTGGACAGCCAAAGCCAAAGGTATTAAATGAAACTACCTTAAGCACAGAGCAAGAAGAAAAAACAAAGCATTATGAGATTTACGAATTGAATGAGTTATCGTATAGTGAGGCAGATCGATTATCTGAATGGATTAAGTTAAATACAGGTAAAGACATTAAGATTATGTATCAAGGTAGAGATGTATCTATCTTATTAAAGGATTAAATTAAAAATGATCTGTTGGTTTGAAAATCATAGCAATACCATACAATACAATCCCACTCATGTATTTTTGTCGTCTTCAATATCTAATAACAAGCATGGTTTTCCTATATTAAATAAAGAGAGTTTTAGAAATTCAGTATCTCTTTTTTTAAGTAGGTCAAATACAAATAGCAATTGGATAATCCAGCCTAATGTGTACTTAAAACCAAGTAAAGGAAATAAGTTAAAATGATTTTTAGTTTTGAGATGTCGGCAAATGAAGTGAAAAGAAATACAAGATTTGTGTTAATCACATCAAGTTCTTTTGGTAATACAGGAGTTCCTATTCAAGAAAACAATTTTAGAGATGCCTTAGCTTTCTATATTGTTAGGACAGGTGGTCTTATGGATTCAAGAAAATATGAGAATTGGCATCGTGCTAATGATATGTATTTTAAACCTAATGGGGATAAATAAAAAATGATCTGTTGGTTTGAAAATTCAAATAATGACATCACTTCTATTGATTCTCATGTTTTCTTTTTATCTTGTGTATCAAGTAGGCATTCAGGATATTATATAGATGAGAAAAACTTTAGGCAGAATATATCTATATATATAGCAAGAGGAAGGGATGTTATAAATAGAACATGGGTGAATAATTGTGATCGGTATTATGCACCACATCTTAATAAGGAGGGTAAGTAAAAATGATCTGTTGGTTTCACTCACATGGCAATTTAGTTCGATATAATAAAGAGATCGTGTTTCTGATAAACAATTATCAAGGAGCAGGTTTCCATATACATAAGGGAGATTCATTTAGAAGATCAATCGCTTTATTTAACACAAGAGCCTTAGTACAGCCTAACGGAAAAAATTGGTATATGGATTGTGATGTTCATTTAGCACCAAATGGAGATAAGTAAAAATGATATGTTGGTTTGAAAATGATAGTAATAATGTAATGTCAAATACAAATTTTGTATTTCTAATGAGTTCGATCTCAAGTCGTCATTCAGGTATGTATTTACAAGAAGAAAATTTTAGATTAGGAATAGCTTTATACATAGCTAGAGATAGAAAACTCATTAAACCAAATTGGAAGTATGATATTGATCCGTATTTTAAGCCAAATGGAGATAAGTTAAAATGATTTGTTGGTTTGAGAATGATAGTAATGATGTTCGCTCAATAGATAACTATGTTTTTCTATTAGGTTCTATATCTAGTCGTAAAACAGGATTCCATTTACACAACCAAAATTTTCGTTTAGGTATGGCATTATACCTAGCAAGAGGAAGGGATGTTATAAATAAGACATGGATAAATCAATCTGATGCCTATTTAGCACCAAAGGATAAAAAATGATTTGTTGGTTTGTCAATAAAGGTAATGCACCTGAAGCTAATGAACATAATGTTTTTTTATTGTCTAGTGTATCGCCCAAAAGAGTAGGTGAGATGGTAGATGAAAGAAACTTTAGAAGGTTTGTAGCTTTATCTACAGCAAAGGGTAGAGAAGTCGTAGGTCGAGGTGAGTGGATTTTAAACCATAATTTATATTTAGCACCTAAGAAAGGATTAAGATAAAATGCTATATTGGTTTCATCATGGTGGAAATAGATTTCAATATAATGAAAAGCTATGTCACTATATCAACAATTATGAGGGAGCTGGTCTTGTGATCACAAAAGAAAACTTCAGAAGATGTATGGCATTGTCGATTGCAAGAGCAAGAGAAATCGTAGGCAGGAATAATTGGATAGTGGACTCTGATTTATATATTTCACCAAAGGATAAGATAAAATGATCTGTTGGTTTGAGAATGTAGGCAGTTGCACTACAACAAATAGAGTAGTTTGTTATATGGTATCTTATCCGTCACCTAGTGGAAATGGTATTTGTATCTATGCAGGCTCAAACTTTAGAGAATTTATTTCTTTTTCTGTTTGTAAAAGTGATTATCTCATTCCACAATCAAATTGGCTTACACATAGTAATAGATACCTAGCACCTAAGAAAGATAAGTTAAAATGATCTGTTGGCTTAATAATAATAGTAATGATGTTTTTCAGAATACAATGACTGTGTTTTTAATATCCTCATTTGCAAGTAAGGCACATGGACTTTATGTACATAAAGAAAATTTTAGAAATTCGATATCTCTTTTTTTAAGTAGATCTAATACAAATAGCAATTGGATAAATCAATCAGATGCCTATCTAGCACCTAAGAAAGATAAATAAAAATGATCTGTTGGTTTGAAAACCTAAACAACACTGTGCAAACGATTCAATTTCAAGTTTATTTTATGTCTTCTAAATCATCACAAGCACATGGATATTATTTGGATGAAAAAAGTTTTAGACAAAATATATCTATCTATATAGCAAGAGGAAGAGATGTTATATTTACTACATGGATAAACCAATCAGATGTGTATTTAGCACCTAAGAAAGGATAAAGTTAAAATGAAAGATTTATTATTTGAATGCAATGATCAAGGCATGACAGAAAAAGAATTTACTGAAATGTTTTGTAAGGTATGCAAAAATAGAAAATGTGCAAGAGCAAGTTGGGCATTTTCTTCATGGGATGAAAGAATTAATACTCAATATGATAGATTTTTTCATACACCTACTATAAAGCAATCTGAAGCCTCTCAATATAAAGGCATCAGTGATTTTGAAGAATACCATATCAATCCTGTAGTCGATATATGGACACCTGCAAGTTTAGATTTTAGTAAATCACAACCTAAACATTATAAGATAGAACAAGATATTTCTCAATCATCCATTGAGAAACCTATCTTATCACAGCATGATGAAATAAACACACCTGTGCAAAACCTATATTTTATAGGTGACAGTAAACAACAAGTACAACCACAACAACAAACCATTCAACAAGACGAATGGTCTTTGCCACCTAAAACTTTAAAAGTTGGTGGCAAGTTTCAAATGGGAAAATAAAAATGTTAAACTCAACAATCATTCAAGCTATTAATGATGGCTATCAAGTCGTTTTACCAGCTACAGTAAAAAGAGATTTAAAGATCGAGTTAAAGTATTATAACTTGGTTATCTGTACAAAAGAAGAAGTGAAAAACAAAGAAAAGTTAATTTTCTTGAAATGGGAAGATGCTAATGAACTTGAAAGATTATCTTGGAAACAATTTTTACTTTAAGCGATGGATTGATCCTGTGTTGGTCTTGCCACCTGATCTCATACCTAAAGTAAATAAGAAACAAAAAAGAGCAATGAAAGAGGCAGAGGCATGGGTCTTAAAATATGGCAGTACAATTTTATATCTTAAAGGACTAATCCGAAAAGATGAATTTGTATATATGGAAGAAAATCATGTTTTTGTGAACACGATTATTAAACCTACAATGCAAGAATTGATAGACATAGCTAAGATCTGTGGTGAAGAACAATTTCAGACAGTGATAAAAATGACATCACATAAAAAAATTGTTGAGTACCTGCGACAATATTATTGTATAATTAAATAAACTCAAACCAAAGGATATGTTCAAATGACAGTATCAGAAAAATTAGCACAAGCGATTGCACAATTACAAGCAGTAGTTTCCGATGTTGAATCTGCTGAAAAAGGTAAGCTCAAACCAAGTGTACGAGCAAGAAAAGAACTTTTAACAGTTTCTAAATCTTTAAATGGTTTAAGAAAAGAATTGTTGGAAGTAGCTAAAGCAGAAAAAGAAAAGAGAAAAGCTGAAAAGGAAGCCAATCCTAAAAAGAAATATGCAACAGGCTTTGCGATTAAGAAAGCTAAAGCCTAATCATTAAATATCTTTATCTTAAGTATCTCTTAAGATAAGGATATACATAATGTTAATAGTATGGATAGCTTTATGCACTCTCCCTATGTATGTAGGGATTACTCTTAAAGTAAGCATCATACTATTAGACAGCGAGTTGGCAATACAGGATAAGGTAGTTTGGTATGTAAAAATATTAGGCTACCTTTTTTTATTTTGGTATGTAGAGATACTAGATTATATGATTGATAAAGATTTATGGACGATCAAATGGTATTTAAAATTTAAGACTTAGGACTATAGAACATATAACTAGCAACATCCATAATATTTTGATGTGCATGAGCAAGTTTACTTTCAACCCAATCTTCTAAAGGTGTATCATGCTTAATAATATCTGCAAGAGAAGAAAGTTGAGTAAGCATTTGATTGATGTTAGAAACAGACATATAAGAACCATCAGAATCAGCTTGAAGATCCATAATAGCATTAGCTTTTTTACCTAGCTTTCTAGCTTCTTTTCTTTTAGTCTTAGCAGTCGTTTTAAGATCTTTAACAGCTTTCTTAACAAGTTCTTCTGCACTCTTAATAATATCAAAAGACGAAGCTAGTTTGTCATGCAAATCAGCTGGAATAACATTAGATTTTTTAAGGTATGGTAGATCTTGTTTAGACCATGCAGTTTTATATTCTTTAGCTTTTTCATCAGCTTTATCTGCTTCAGCTAAAAGTTCATTCATTTCGGATTCAATAGATGCGATTAACATTCTAGCAGTTCTATTAAGAAACTTATTTTGACCAGCTTGTTTATTAATAAACTTATTAGCTACTCTTGATGCAAGTTTAACATTAAGTTCTTTTTCACAAGACTCTTGAGATTTAGGTGCTTGACCTGTAATTGTACCACCATACATACAGGTATTTACTTTCCATTCATCTTCAAAGTCTTGTTCTTTAATCCATTTTTGCCATTCTTTCTTACCTTTGGGTCCTTCATGAAATCTTGATTCTCTTTGAAGATCTGCTTTCTTAAATTGATCTTTATATTTCTCAGTGTTTTCTTCCCATTCATCTTGAAAATCTTTAGGTTGGTCTTCAAACCATTCTTTAAATTCTTTCTTACCTTTGGGGCCTTCATGAAATCTTGATTCTTTATCAAAATCAGCAAACATATCATTTGCCTCAATGCTACCATAATCTCTTCTCATCATTAGAGGTTGAGATAAGCCTTGATCAGTATCACTACAGCCACAGGCTGTAAAACGATTAAATTTATTTCTTCTTAACATTTTATTAAAATCCTTTTCTTTTTCTTAGAGATGCCATCACTTGACGACCTTCTGTGTTAATTTCACGATCTACCATAAGAGCAGGTCTACGAACCATGTAGTTGGGCCATTTTTCTGACCACTTGGAATAAAAGGTACTTGAATCCACAATGCGAACAGTTTGATCAGGATCAGGGATATTTGGATCAGCTACATAAACATCCATATTACCATCAGGTTTTTCAACTACATCAAAGACTAAACTAGCATGACTCCATTCTCTACCTTCAGGATTCCAAGAGATAAGAACAGGTTTACCTAGATCAGTCCAGCCTTTAACTTGCTTTAATGTGGAAGGTACAACTAAAGTGCCTCTACATCCATAATGTTGAAGGCAAGCTAAAACTTCTTCCCATCTAGCACCTTGCATAGGTTTAGCACCAATTACTTTTTGAACTTCATCTTCTGATGTATCAAAACCTAAAGCATTTAATGCCATAGCTGTAGATGCAGATACACAAGAGTATTGTGTTCTTTGCCTTACAGGATTGACATTAGCTTTGGCAATACGATTATTAAAAAACATAGGAATAGAACCTTTCATCTTTATATGTATGCAAGATAGATTGAATATAAAAAGAATATGAAAAAAAGTTTTAAAAAGTTGCAATAGATGCTTATCCATAAGTGTTTTAGGTATGTAAGAAACGAAATGAAAGGAAAGGAAAAAATGATGAAGTCAATTCTTAATACTCTTGCTCTTAATGGTTTCACTCTCAATATTGAAGTTGAGAATGATCTTAGTATCTCTGGTGACATCTCTATGAATGACATAAAGAGAGATTTCTATCTCACAAACAAAGACTTTACTTTGATTGAGTTTGTGTATGACTATTCAACAGGTACTTATAATGACAATGTGTTATTAGAAGTCTTAACAGATGATCTTGGTCTTATTACTACTATGACTAAAGAAATCTTTGATAACATAGACAATGAGATCAAAGGTGAAGAACTCTACTTAGAATACATGAAAGGATAAAAAAATGAACAACAGTCAACCAACAAAGGAGTTATCCAAAATGGAAGAACTAGAAAATTTAATTGCCAAGAATGGCAAAGTAGAAGGCAACCTTGTAGGCATAGATGGTAATGCTATTGCTTTGATAGGATATACATCACAATGCTTAAGAAGAGCAAAGTGGTCTAGAAAAGATATTGAAACATTTCAAAAGATTGCTTTAAGTGGTGATTACAACAATGTGATTTGTTGCTGTGTATTGGTCTTAACCTTTGAAGATGAAAGTGGAGACTTATGCTAGTAGGAGTTGCACTTGATTTTGAAAATCTCTGTAAAAAGCATGGTTGGGAAAAGAAAAACAATTACTTGTATGTTGATTCAGAAACAGGATTGGTTTTGAAAATCAAAAGTGATTGTGTAATTCTTTCACATGAAGATGGTCTTGATGATGAAATCCCTTTAATAGGATCAGCCATAGAAACAATGGCAGTGGTCAAAAGTCTAAGAAAAGAATATTTATATTAAGATTGTAAAAATCTGTGAATATACTCTAAGCAATAACACACACACTTATCAATCTATCAAAAAAGGATTTAAAAAGATGAGTACCTTACTTACATTAACATCTAATACAGATGTGAAAAATATCAAAGCACTATTTGATAATCCAAATAGCTTTCAAATCACTAATGACAACCTTAATTTTCCATTTCAATGCTACTTTGTAGGTGGCAGGTTGGAAAACATTAAAGAAGTGATTTTACCTGCATTAAGAAAAGAATTAGGAATGCACCTTGTCTTTGGTGGACATAAAGATCCAACTAAAAAATCTTTTCCTGTTATTCCATTTACAACAATGGTTGTGTTTCATTTAAAAGATATGTCAGGACATCCCATAAGAGAATGGGCAAAAAAAGAAGCTGATGATATTGGTGTGCCTTTCATTGAGATTGTGCAAAAAATCAAGCCTACTATTGATACCATACAAAAGCATTATCCAAACTTTTGGGAAATATCACAAAGGTTTAAAATGTTAAGGTCTTTACTACCTGCAGAAGACTGCAAGCAAGAAAGTGAGTTTTTTGTGTTTACCATTGAGAATTTCATTAAAACTCTTACTGAAAAAGAAGATTGGTTAGTGATTGAAAAGAACTGTATGGCAAAACCATATAGACTACTGCCTGTAAATGTGCATAATGAAAACACTACTGCTTTTTATAGGAAGTGTGCAAAAGAAAACATCAATAAATTTTTAGATGGTGTTGAAAATCCTATGGATAAAAAGACAGACAATATCCCACCTAGAATGCAGTCTTGGTATGAAGAAGGTGCTGATTTATTATCAGCACATATCTTATCTATTCTACAAGGCAAATCAGATAGGTATAGCAAAGAGCAATACCTTGAGATCAAAAGACAGTGGCTTATTGATATGATCACAGATCCTACTCTTGATAAAGAATGGACTAAAAACTTTCACAAAATAGATTTAGCTTTTAAAGGCATCTTTGGTTGTGGCATTCCATCTGTATTAAAAACAGAAGTAAAAGACATGATGGAAATGAAATACCAAGATGATTTTAAACATATTTTACCAGCTGTTAAGCAAGAACAACCTATTGTTGTTGAGCAACCTATTGTTGAGCAACCTATTGAAAAGGATATACCTGTTATGAAACAAACAGATACTATTATTAAAACTGAAACCAAACTCTTAAAGAGTGCAGGTATTAATGGCATGAGATTCCAAATGACAGAAGGTGCTACCTTGATCATTGAGAATATCCAAATCACTGATTTGGACTTAAAGGAATGCACTCAAGTGGTTATTAAAAATGTAAATGGTAATCAAGTTGGTGAATTAAAGATTACTTTCTAAAATAGAATTTTTTTAGCATCATTTTGAATTTTCTTAATATACTTATTTATAATGGTTGAACTCACACCTTTTGAATGTAATAATTTCTCAAGCACTGCTTCTGAATGAGAACTAAAATTTTCCATAATATATTCTTGAGTATATTCAAAAATCTCACCATCATCATCATCAATATGACTAAAGTTTTCTAAGTATTTAATACCATCAAAAACAATATCCATAATCATATCTTTTACAGCACCAGCACTTTTGAAACTAGCTTTCTTACCTGTAAAGTATTCGCTTGGATCTTTTTTACAATGGACTTTATCGCCCGGGTTCTTATATTTACAGTAAATGCTCCAAGCTGTACTAAAAGCATATCCTGTATCATATCCTTTTTCTTTTTCAAAAAACTCTGCCTTGTCTTGAACATATTTTGGAATATCTCTATCTTCAGCAGATAATCTTTGTAACATAGCTTTTCTAATAGCATTGTGCTTGAAATTCATGGCTTCACACTTCCTTTTCTTTATTTTCAATAAGACAAACAAAATAAATACATTATTAAAAGTAAAACACAATCCCAATCATATATGTGAATATATCCATACCATCACTGAAGGTAAACCTTATGTCAAACCTACTCTTTCAAAAATTTGAACAAATCGTTCGCAAACGAATTGAAGAAAATGATCAAGATATTAAAGATTTTCTACAATCTCTTGATCCAGAGTTCTACTCTCAATCTGAATTTTGGTTAAATGTTTTCCAACACCATACAGCCTTTGAACTTAATACAGATAAATATAAATCTCTTTATGCTTTTATGCTTTACCAATTAGATGCCACTACTTTAACAGATACTCGCAAAGCAGGTATAGATACTGCTACTATCTTAGGTAAAGAAATCGGATCTATACCTTTACAGGAAGAAATGGTCTTTTCATTTAAAGATGAACATGGTCTTTTATGTCCAACTACACTGCATACTCGCATTAAAGATAAAAAACAATTTTCTGTTCTTGATTACTGCATTTCTAAATACCTTGAATCAAATGATCCATATTACTTCACTTTCTATTACCTTACTCTTGGTGATGTTCTTTTAAACACACTACAAAATGTTTTATTAGACCATTCAGCACAGCAATGGATTTTTAAACAATTATCTATTGCACTACAGGTAGAGGCTGATTTATGTTCTTTAAAACACCTACCTACTTTAGAAGATTTACATGATCTCATGGTCAATAATTATGGTTCAAATCTTAAAGATTTGAATAAAATGGAAGCATTTCAAGAACAGTATGGTTTATATTATCAATATAGAAGAAAGCCATTAGATTATTTTTTTAAAAAGTTTTTTTTCTAAAGTTGCAATGAAAGCCTTTTGGTAAGTGTTTTATATATGTAGGAAACGAACACTATGGAGCAAAAAATGACAAACTCTACAAAAGGTAATGAAACTATGACAAATCAAAAAACATGGTCTACCAACCAACCAGCTTACAATTGGTCTAACATTTCTGAACATCCAGCATCACCTACTTGGGGTCAAATGGATACTTTGCCTAAATCAACAGATGAATGGCATCTTTCTGATATTGATCCAAGTGAATGGATGTCTAGTGAAGATGAATTTATGGAAGAAAATGAAACTGAAGCCAAAGGGAAATAAAAATGACTACTGAAGAAAAACTTTTAGAAATCATTGCTAAAATAGCAACAGATAAAGCACTACAAACAAAAGTGATTGCTCTTTATGAAGAACATAAAATTGAACCACTAAAAAAATATGCTTGGTTTAATGAATCACAAAAGAAAGATGAGTTTAAAAATCCACTCTTTGATTCCTTGTTTGGACACCAATTTAAAAGATAATTTAAGAAAGAAAACAGAATGCTTACTGCATACCTAAACCAACTCAAAGATATTAAATCTCGTAACGGTTCTGAATACTCTTACAGACCTGCACTTAAATCCATTCTTAAAGGTCTTGTCTTTACTGATGAACCAACAGGCAAAGGTAAAAATAAAATCGATATGGAAGTCTATACTCAAAATTCTTTGGTAGCTTTCTATATCGAAACTAAAAACCTTAATGAAGACTTATCCCATCCAAAACACCAAGACCAATTCAATAGATATAAGCAGGCATTTCCTAAATTGCTTATCACTAACTTTATTGACTTTGAATTTTACCAAGATGGCAACTTGCTGGATAAATGCACATTATCTGATGCTCTTAGCTTTGATAAGTTTAACACCTTGCTAGATAATTTCATGGCAAGCACTATCCAATTTAATAGTCCTTTGGCATTAGCTAAAAAACTTGCAGATAAAACCAAATCCTTAAAATCTGAAATCCTGTCTACTTTAAATACAGATGATCTTGAAATTGAGCAGAAGATTAAAACTAAAAAGAAGTACAAGCTAGTAGCATATAGGAATGAATTTAAGAAAATGCTTATTGAGGATATTGATAACAATCAATTTGCAGACCTGTATGCACAAACTTTAACTTATGGTTTATTTGCATCAAGATACTATGCTTATCAAAAAGATCCTAATGCTATCTTTACTAGATCAGATGCCTCGAATCTTATCCCAAATACCAATCCTTTATTAAAGCAATTCTTTGATACCATCAGTAATGATAAAAATGAATTATCCCAAAGCATTAACAATTTAATTGATGCCATCACTGTCATTTTAGCTAATACAGATATGTCTAAAATCATCTCTTCTTTAAAGCTGGCTAACAATGATATTGTCATTCACTTTTATGAAAACTTCCTTGAGCAATATGATCCAGAATTAAGAAAGCAAATGGGTGTTTGGTATACACCTGTAGAAGTAGTGAACTATATTGTCAAAGGTGTAGATGAATTATTAAAAACTAAGTTTGCTATTAAAGATGGTATTTCATCTAGTGAAAAGCAATCATATACCTATACTAAAAAAGTAAAGGTAGGCAAAGATTCATATAAAACAGAAACCTGCATTAAAGATAATGTGCATAAAGTACAGATTTTAGATCCTGCTACAGGCACAGGTAATTTTTTAAATTCAGTAGTGGAATACATTAAGACAAATTACAAGTACTCATCCTTATGGAATGACTATGTAAATAAAGACTTGATACCTAGATTAAATGGATTTGAATTGATGATGCCTTCTTATGTGATGGCTCACATGAAGATGTATGAATTATTAAAAGACAGTTTAACAGAAGATACAGACAGGTTTAACATTTACTTAACAAACACCTTAAATGGTGCAGTGGATGTAGAAGAGCATTTATTAAGTGTAAGTGATTTGGTATATCAATTAAATGAAGAGGCAATAGGTGCAAATAGAGTAAGACAAGAACAGCCTGTGATGGTAGTCTTAGGTAATCCTCCTTATAATGGTAATAGTAAGAATAATGGTACTTTTATCACTGAACTTATGAGTGAATATGCACAGAAAGGTAAAAATATTGGCAAAGGTCTTAATGATGATTACATTAAGTTTATTAGATATGGACAATCTCTTATTGATCAAAACCAATCAGGTATTCTAGCTTATATCTCAAATAATAGTTTTATCAAAAGCCTTGCCTGCTCCAAAATGAGAGAGTCTTTATTAGGAAGTTTTGATGAGATTTATATTCTCAATTTACATGGTGATAAAGATGAGAATATTTTTAGTATCACCACACCTGTCTGCATATCATTCTTTGTTAAGACTAATAAGAAAGCAGTAGGTAAATTAGGTAAAGTCTTTTATCATGAGATTAAAGGTTTAAAATCAGATAAAATCTCTTATTGTACTAATCAAGTCTTGAATGAAGATTTTAAAGAGATTGAGATTATAGGTGATGAGAAGTATTTTTATTCTCAAGATGTTACAATTTTCAATCAGTATAATCAAAACTCTTTTGCTTTGTGTGATTTATTCTTAGAAAAACAGCAAGGGGTTTTAACAGCTTGTGATGATTTAGTCGTGGATACTAATAAAGAAAGATTAGAACTAAAAATAAAATTATACCAAGATGTAGGTCAACTACCCATTTCTATTGAAAAAAGCAAAGAAACAAAAAGAAGTGCTAAATATCATTTAAAAAACTTAAAAAATAAAAAAGGGAAGATTAAATTGTTTCCTTATAGACCTTTTGATATTAGAGTGCTTTATGATTCAGATATGGTTCTTTTTAAGAAAAAAGAACTAACACAGCATGAACAAGTACATGAAAATATCTATTTTAATTTCACTCCTAATTGTTGGGATAAAAACAATTACTCTCATATCTTAATATCCAAAAATACACCTTGTAATCATCTTTTTGCACATGGGACTACATACACAGCACCTTTATATCTCCACTCACCTAATGTTATTGATCCATCTGCTCCTCAATTCACATCTAACCTAAACACTACCATCACAGCTAAATTCACTTCCCTTGAATCCACCATCACAGATTTAGATATTGTAGACTATATTTATGGTGTGCTTAATGATAAAGCATACACTACTAAATACAATCAGTTTCTTAAATCTAATTATCCAAAAGTACCTTATCCAAAAGATATTGATACTTTCAATACTTATAAAGATGCAGGCAGTAAACTTAGACAAGTTCATCTCGATGATAACACTCAAGATGCACAATCCACTTATAATGCCACTACCAATAATAAGATTGAAAAAGTTTCTTTTGATGCAGATAAAGTATATTTCAATAAGTCCAGCTACTTCGATAACATTTCTCAAGAGATGTGGGATTTTAAAATAGGAGCAAGCCAACCTTTAAAGAATTGGTTAGAAAGTAGAAAAGAAGATACCTTTGACCAAACCATGATTGAGCAATATTTAAATGTTGTATATAAAGTAAGAAACTCTCTATAATTGATTGTAGGATAATACACAATGACTTATGAAAATACACTTCCTATAGAAGTTAGAAAAAAATTAGGTGTTTGGTACACACCAACCGAAATAGTAGAATATATGGTTAAAGGGATTGAGAACTTATTAAATTCTAAATTCAATCTTCCTTTAGATAGTCAAGATATTCAAATCCTTGATCCTGCTACAGGCACAGGAACTTTTATTGACTGTCTAGTCAATAAAGTTTCTTTAGCAGAAATACATGGGATTGAAATTGATCCTGATGCTTATGAGATAGCATCAGAGAAGTTTAAAGATTTAGATAATGTGAAGGTATATAATTTAAATACTTTGGAAGGTGCATTAAAACTAAAATCATCTAAAGTGAGAGTAGTCTTAGGCAATCCACCTTATAATGGCAACAGTAAGAATAATGGTGATTTTATCACTGAACTTATGAACTCTTATAAGGTTAGTAATAAAAATATAGGCAAGGGACTTAATGATGATTACATTAAGTTTATTAGATATGGACAATCTCTTATTGATCAAAACCAATCAGGTATTCTAGCTTATATCTCAAATAATAGCTTTATCCAAAGCCTTGCTTGTTCTAAAATGAGAGATTCGTTATTAAATAGCTTTGATGAGATTTATATCTTAAATTTACATGGGGATAAAGATGAGAATGTTTTTAGTATCACTACTCCTGTTTGTATCTCATTCTTTGTTAAGACTAATAAGAAAGTAGCTGGTAAAGTCTTTTATCATGAGATTAAAGGTTTAAAATCAGATAAAATCTCTTATTGCCTTAACAGCACTCTAAATTTAGATTTTAAAGAGATTGAGATTATAGGTAGTGAGAAATATTTTATTCCACAAGATGTGGATGCTATAAAGGATTATAACAAAAACTCTTTTAGTTTAGATGATTTGTTCTTAACTAAGGGACAAGCTATATTAACAGCTTGTGATGATCTTGTAATCGACACTAATAAAACCAATCTCTTAAATAAGATCAATGACTTTCAAACAAAAGGATGGCTACCTGAGAAAATAGAAAATGGTGCAGACTCGGAACATACAGGTAAGATTAAATTAAGATCATTAAAAAATAAAGATGGTGAAGTTAAACCATTTGCATATAGACCATTTGACAATCGCTTTATTTATGATTCGGATATGGTGCATAGAAGAAAAACTGAACTAACACAACATGATCAAGTACAAGGCAACATTTATTTGAATAATGCTAGAACAGGTAAGATTAAATTAAGATCATTAAAAAATAAAGATGGTGAAGTTAAACCATTTCCATATAGACCTTTTGATACTAGATTTATTTATGATTCGGATATGGTTTTGTATAGAAAAGAAACACTGACAGAACATGATCAAGTCATAGGAAATATCTATATTAACTTTAAACATAATTGTTGGGATAAAAACGACTTTACACATATCTGTATCTCAAAAAACACACCATCAAATGAATTTTTTGCACATGGTGCAACATACACAGCACCTCTATACCTACACTCTCCATATCATTTAAATCCTACTGCTCCTCAATTCACATCTAACTTAAACCATATCATTAAATCTAAATTCACTTCCCTTGATCCTTCTATCACAGACTTGGATATTATTGACTATATTTATGGTGTCCTCAACGATAAGAACTACACCACTAAATATAACCAATTCCTTAAATCTAATTATCCAAGAGTACCTTATCCTAAAGACACTATTGAATTTAATGTCTATAAGGATAAAGGCACTACTCTTAGACTTGTTCATCTTGATGATAAAACAGAAGATGAACAGTCTACCTTTAATGCCACCACTAATAATAAGATTGAAAAAGTTTCTTTTGATGCAGATAAAGTGTATTTCAACAAGACTAGCTACTTCGATCAAATCACACAAGAGATGTGGGATTTTAAAATAGGTGCAAGTCAACCTTTAAAGAATTGGTTGGAAAGCAGGAAAGAAGATACTTTTGACCAAGCTATGATTGAGCAATATTTAAATGTCATTTATAAAGTAAGACATTCTATCTAAAACATTTATTTCTTATCTAAAACATTTATAAATTAAGCATACCTATCTAAAACAATTATTCTTCACCATCGCCAAAGAAATCATCATCATCCATATCTTCACTAATGCCATCATCATATTCTTCTTCTGATGCTTGCTCTACATCATCATCACTTGGCTCAGTACTCCAAAGATTTTCTAATTCTTCATCTTCAGATGATGTTCTTAATGGACTTGAGTTATTAGCAAAACCTTTATTATCAGGAATGACTTTAGCTGATCCACCACTTTGCACAACTTCTGTAATGTTATTTAAAGCAGTAGCAGGTGTTCTACCATGACTATCTGATCTATCTAAATTCAAAGTCTTATTGACAGGTGAATCAGGTGCAGTACTGCCTATATCATCTGAATAACCTTTAGGTAAACTTTCTTTGCCTTTAAAATTATCTACACCACGATTTGTTTGCACACCTGTTGAAAAGCTATCTCTATTTGGTGGAATAACATCTCTTTGAAAATCAGCACTCTTAGTATTTAAAAATCCTGATGCTTGGATCATTTCACTAACAAAAGCATTTCGTTCTGTTTGACCACCTAAAGTAGTTTTAATATTTTGCCATGTAGCTGATTTTTGCAATGCTACATTAATGGTATTCATATTGCCTGCTTTTACAAATGGTTTCATTTCTTTAATAATAGATGCCATCACCATATTCTTTTGTGATTTAGCTAACTTTTGCTTTCTAGCTTCGACCATTTCTAATTGCTTTTGCTCTTCAGCTTGCTTTAATAATGCTTGCTTTTGCATTAACAGTGCTTGCTTTTTTCTTAATTGAGCCTGCTCTTGTTCTTGTGCATACTTTTGATCTAACCTATCTTGAATAAGTTCATTTACAGATGATACGATGGATTTAATAGAATTGTTATCTACTGCATCTTTAATCTCATTCCAAGTATTTGATTGCTTAAACAATACTCTCAAATCATATTCTTCATCTTTTACTTTTGGTAAAATCTCATTACCTATCCTTACTGCAAATGACTTAATCTTATCATCTGTTAAACTTGCTTTTTTTATCTGATTGACAACCATAGGTTTTGGTGCAGTAGTTTGCTTTGGTCTTTCACTTCTTAAAGATGCAATTCTCTCTGCCATTGATAATGTTTTTTGTGATGGATTAATAGGCATTACTTCTACCTTTTTTGCTACTCGTGGCTGTTGTTCTTCTTCTTCATTCAAATCTTCTTCATTTAATTTCATCAATGCCATTGATGCTGTCTTTACAACTTCCCATAATGCTTTTTGGATTTGTGCTTTTTCATCAGATGCAAATTTCATTTTTTCCACCTTTGTTTGTGTATGATTTATATACAATACATATTATGTATAAATAGAATACAAAGGATTTTTCACACATGGCAATTTCACCACCTTTAATTGCATCCACCCTACTCGCAAGTAATCCTGCTCTTAAAGGTCAAAGCTGGATTTTATCCACTAATGCTCTTGGTTTAGGTATCTTTAATTGGATTAATTCTTCCGTGATTGCTAATGTTACTTGCACAGGCACTCTTGGTCTTGGTAATGCTAATGGTAAAGTTATTATCATCCCAAACACACCTTTAGCTTTAGCTGGTTTTACTGCTAATGGTCTTGTTAGTTCTAATGCTACTGCTATGGCATCTGCAATTGCCACTTGCTTAAGCACCCTGCCTATGCAATTCACAGGCATTAGTCCTCTTGTTGGTACAGGTGCTTGTGCAATCGTTAATATCATTGCTCCTTATCCTACTCTACTTGCTAGTCTACAATCTGCTTTCCCTGCTAGTGGAATACCTAATCCAAATCCTTTACTTTTAAATTCTTTTGCTCTAAGCATAAGCAACTTGTTTCTCACAGGCACAGGTGCAGGTCTTGTTATTGGCTCTGCTAGTGTAGTTCCTTCTGCATCACCTATCATCTGTAAAATAGGATAATAAAATATGTCTAGTAAAATCATCTTAGATACAAAAAATGCTAACACTAACCAATCCACTACAAGCCTTGCTACTAGGTTCATTGGTAATCGTGATGCCTATCGTCAAGGCACTTTATGCTTTGATCAAGGTCAAGTTGAATATCTTCTCATCTCTATGAATAACTCTAAAATCGCTTGGTCTTTAAATCCTGTTCGCAATTTTACTCTTAATCCAACAGGCAATATGGATGGCAATTACTACGAATATAAAATCCAAACCTATGATGCTATTAAAAGTCCTGTACCTACTTCCACCAAATTCCTTAAGCCTAACCTTTTCTACTCTCTTGTTAATAACCTTACTGATGCTGATTTCTATCTTGAAGAACCTTTATTCCATTGGACTAGAAATGATTCATCTAAACAAAGATTTGATTGGGATGGTCAAAATTGGAAACTCTTAAAAGGTGGATCACCTGTCAGTTTAGGTATCTTAACTACTTCAGAATACTCTTTGCCTAAAGGTCTTATTGATGAAGATAATGTTTTTGTTAATCTTATCTACATTGGTCAAGATCTTATCCCTGCCACCACTAAAAAGTTTTCTGTTAAACCTGATCCTTTTACCTTTGATGGTACTTTTGATGTTGCTATCTTTGTAGATCAAAATAAAGTTCAATTTAAAGATGCTTTTATCCAAGCAAATGCAGGTAAAGAAATTTGGTTTTTTAATGAATCACTAGATACTTCAGACGGTATCGTTCATCCTATCTATGATTCTTATTACCTATCACCTAAACCACAAGGCTTTGAAACACCTTTATTAAGATTAGGCAACAGAGAATACCTGTCTGTTCAATATTATGATGATGAAAGTCTTTTTCCTTTATCCTTAGAAAAAGGTATTGCATATATTAGTAAACAAACAAGCAAGGTTTCTTTACTCAATCCTGATAACTACACTTTATATTATGATGGTCTTGTCTTATCATCTAAACCTGTTTCTTTTGTTGAGCCTGTCTTAATTGAGAATGGTAAAATTAATCCTAAAACTAACTTCACTGCTGGATTTGATGTTATTGCTGATGGCACAGGTATCTTACCTACAGGTGATAATCCTACAAGTTCAAGACCTGATGGCAGTGGTTTAAAAATCGCTGTCTTAAATAAATATAATTATGTGATCAATGATGTAGGTGATATGATTGATGTCAATATTTATCCTACCTATGAAGATTTACCTAATGATCTCAAATGGTCTAAAGCATATTTGACACTTGTTAAAAATCCAAGCGACTTCACTATTAATATTGAGTTCAAATCTACATTCCTATCTTTTCAACAAGATAAAGGTAGATCTCTTTACTTTACTCAAAGTGCAATCCCTCTTAAATCCTACACTAAATACAATGACACAGATTTTAGAATTTATTCAGCTAAACAAGACAAATACACAATTACAGGTGGTGTTCTTAGATTAGTCATTAATGGCATCACTAGAAATCTTGATTTTAATAGCTTAACAGGTAATAAACAAGCATGGGAAATTCAAGATCACTTTGACACTTTACTTGGATCTTCTAATAATCCTATTAAATCTGAAAACAGATACCTTGTGATTAAAGCTAGTTCTTCTGTTCAAATCTTAGATACTTCTGATTTAGAAATCCTGCAGGCTTTAGGTTTTGTCACTCATCAAAATATTACAGATTGGTATTTAACCACAGGTCTTTATTTTGATCTGCAAAAAAGAAATGATAATAATGCAGACTATGACTTCACTAGCACCATTCTTTATAATGATATTCAAGTCACTAAAGAAATCATCCAATCCACTTATGCTTTCTTAGATTTTATCCCAAGAGAAGATTTTGATGGTTATAGTGAAAACACCTTTTTTAAAGTAGGTAAAAACACTTTAACTGCTGATGTAGAAATTCAACACCTTTTCAATGAAAGCAAATTTGCTTGGATTAGAAATATTACTCGAACTAGAAAAATTGACACTCCTACTGCTATTTTAGATCTTGAGCCCGGTGTCGTTGACCAATCCACTTCCATCACTCTAACAAAAGATAAGTTCACTGCGAATCTTGTAGAAAATGAAACCTTTGATACAAATATTGCAGGCTTTGCTAGATACTTCACTAGATACTCTAAACAAATTGAACAAGGATTTAATGCAGTTATCAATGATGAAGAATATACTTTAGATGCCACCTATGACATCAATCCTAATGATTGGATTCAAACTTCTACTCATTTCTTTAAAGTCTTAGATGTTAATGCGAATGTCTTAAGTTTATCTTCTATCCCTTCAGATACTTCGTGGAAAGCATTTAAAGGATATTCCGAACCTGATCCAAGTCTTTTGACTTCTGAATGTTTCATTTCTCTTAATAATGTGAGATCTTTCTTAAAAGTTAAGAAAGTTCATGCAACAGGCTCAAATACTCTTAAACAAACCATTACTGCTAAATGCTCCATAGAAGAAAATCTTATTGCTAGATTTAATGATAATACCGAACAAGCTGTCACTATCCTTAAAGATGTTGCTTTAGGTTTATCCACTGATCAATGCTTTGTTGATATTACTGATCCAAGAGTTTTAGATTTACAATTTAAAATCCGTGTAGGCAGTGATGCTACTTTATATACTCCTGTCTTTGATACACCATCAGCAGATGTTTCTATTAATAGCTCTACAGGTGAAATCACTTTATCTACTGCCTTAACTTCTTTGACAGGTGATGTTGTTTTTATTCCTTTAGCTTATCAAAATATTGAAGTGCTTATCTCATCTGAAACAACAAGTGAATTTTATGGTGTAAATAAACCTGCATACATTATTGAAGAAGTATCTCATGATGACTATGTTGTAGAAACCACAGGTGGAAACATTTCTTTCTTAAGTCCTTTGGATGCTGGTGTGAGTATTGAAGTTGAATACTACACGGATGAAAACACTCAAATTGTTGAGCCTATTCTTTTCACTATTCAAAATGAAACGACTACTAAAATCACTTCAACCAAATATAGCTTTAATCCAAATGACTACACAATAGAGCAAACAGTAACTCCTCAAGTTTATGTAGGTGCTGAAATTGTAGGTATCTTTGATGATACTCAAATTCCTACTTTTGACTACACAACAAATATCTTAACTTTACCTAATGCGAACACAGAAGATTACACAGTCAAAATCTCTTATTCTATTAAACAAGCTATTGGTGGTGAATACACTATTAAAGTTGTTAATCCTATTTGGTTGCCTTTAATGCAAATTCCCAAAGGCAGTACAGGTTTTGATATTTATGGCGACTACACTAGCATCGTTAAAGCAAACTCTGTTATTAAATCCACTACTGAATTTTTTGTTGTAGATACTGCTACCTATGCAAATGGTAAAACTACTATAACCTTTGATGGCAATCCAGCTAAATTTGATAGTGGTGCTAGATCACCAAGTGATGATCCCAAAATCTTTGTCTTATCTAATGAAAATATCTTTATTGCTTTAAGCACACTCACAGGCAATAATAACCATGTCATCAATGCCAAACCTTTATCTAGTAGTATAACCATCAGTGAAGATGTTACTGCATTTATCCAAGTAAATACCTTGATGTTCTTAGATACAGATTGCTATCAAGTAAAGTCCATCCAATTATCCGATGATCAAACAAGAACTATCATTACATTTACAAGTGTTTTAAGCATAGATGTAAGCAGTGAACCTATAATTACTGTTAGTGCAAGACCTGTCTATAATCAAAATGATACTAAGATCTATGGCAAACCTTTCTTAGCTGATCAAGACTATAAACTTATTAAATACGATACAGAATTTGGCATAGGCAGTGAATTAGTACCTAACTTTGATTATTCTATTAATGATACTACAGGTGAAATCCAATTAAATCTTAACCATTCCGTGCAACCTAATATCTCTTATTATTTCTTCCACACTAGACCACAAAGCCTTAGTCCTTTTCTTTCTAATGGCAGATTGATTTATCCTACCTTTAAAGCAAACTTCAATCAATATATCGAATCACCATATATAGGTAAAAAACTTTTTGCCAAATGTGTGATCAATGCACAAGACCAATTTTATTTAAGAGTAGTAGAACAAGATGATTATGAAAGCGAAGTCAATTTTACTACTTCTTCAACTAATGGCAGATCTAAGTCTTTTGGTGATACTCCTAAAGGTGTAGGCTTAGGTATTTATGATGATCTAGCTAAAGATGTCATTGCTCGTAAAAACTTATCTGATTATAATCAAGTAATCACAAACCTAGAAAACCTTGACCTTGATCGTTCTGTTGGTGATCAAGATGGTGCTTTTAAATTTGAAATCATTCAAGCCACTTCAGATTATTTTGGCACAGGTTTAGAAGATCCACTCACTAGAGAATTAAATCCTAGATATGTTGCTTTAGAAATTCTTAATGTAGAAAATCCTAGTACCTATCTTTTACCTACTGATCCTATTAAAATCAGTGCATCTTATAATCCTGTTACAGGTGGTTTAACAGTAGGATCTAATCCTACTGCTAGTCAAATCGATACCATTATCAATAAACAAAAATCTCTCATCTATAATGATATTGACGATCTTGTTTTAACAGACACTAAATCTGTATCCACCTTTTATTTCTTAGGTATCAATTCTACTTTGTATTTCATTTGGAAATCCATGTCCAAAGATAGTGTCTTTTCAAGACTTTATCCTGAAAAAATGCAATCAGCTTATTTCCTAGCAGATGGTGATTTTAATTTTCTAGATACCTATGGCAAACGAATTGGATCTGTTTCTAATCCACTGCTCAATCCTATTACTAATATCTCTTCTCTTACCATGAGAAAAAGAGCAGGTGCTTATTTCGTCTATGACTACTCAAGCACAGGTTATGCAGGTATATCCACTAATCCTACTCTTATCTTATCTTCTGTACCTTTAAGCGAATTTCCTATCGATCAAGATACAGGCTTGCCTAATACCAATGAACTTATCCATTCCTCTAATCCTACAGGCTCAACATATTCTGTTGCATCAGGTAATCCTACTCTTGTTATTCCTCCACTCTCTATTGGTAATCTTATTGCTATCAGTAATGATAATAATACTTTCACTTCTATTAAAGATAGAAATAGTCCTGTCATTAGCTTAACTTCTTTTGACTATCGCAATGCTCAAATCCAAGATATTATTCAAGGTTGCTATGTTGTCTTAAATACTACAGCTCCTATCGTAGATAATATTTCCTTAAATGCTACCTTTGGTCAAACCATCCTCCAAAATCTATCAGGTGGTGATATCGATAACCAAACACCTTCTCTCTTTGAATATCGTATTGGTTTTGATGTTAAAGTAAATTATAAATCAGGTAGCATCATAGATAATAGCTACCCATCTTTAAATGATCCCAACTTGCCTATTAAAGAATTTGTTGAACAAAATCCTCCTAGTCCTAATGAATGCCTTGAAGGTGATGTTTTCTTTAATTACACAGCTACAGAACCTTTTGAACAACTGCCTGCTCTTAATGGTCTTAACCAAAATGATTCAGGTCTTTTGTCTATCCCTTATGCTAACCTCAATGGCAAAGAAAGAGAACTCCTAAACAGACTTACTAGAGATATTAAAGCTATCCTATATAAACAATATGCAGGCAACCTTGTTTATCCTGATGAACTTCGTTTCGATTTAAATATTGACACTTCAACAGGCACGATTATCAATCCTAATATTGACCCTACTGATAAAAATGATCTTGTTATCATTAAAGGTCATGGTTTCTACCAATCATCCAGCGATTCCGAACTCATTATCCCAAGAATGAATATCTCCTCTAATAACAATATTGTAGAATATAAACTCTCTAACTTTATCACAGGCAACGAATTTATTGTTTATCCACCCTCTCTTATTTCTGTATTCCCAACTACTGTCTACCAATACAGATTAAAATTTATTCCTCCTAATACAAATTATGATTTCACTTCTCTTTTTAATACTCAACAAACTCCTATCCTATTTAAATTTATACAAGCAGGTGCTTATACTGATACTTGTGTTCAATTTACTTTCAATGGTTCACAATGGTCTGTCACCACTAGCATCTTATCCCCCACAAGCTATAATATTTCTAACCTTGACCTTTCTACTATTAATGAAATCAAATTTCAAACTGTTGGTGTTCTTTCCTCTATCTATGGTCTAACTCCTGATATTCCTTTTAATACTATGATCCCTTTCACCTGCTCTCTTAATGATTCCCATAATGATAATAACCTCACTATTAATGAAGATAGATGCTCCATTACTCACCAATATATAGACTTCTCTTATTTTGCTCCTACTAATACGACTATCGATAATGTAAATGTCCAAACTGAACTTATTATAGGTATCACTAATGTTGCTTATTATGACTTAAATTTATCTACACCATCTATTCAACCTATCGCAACTAATTCTTCTTTCTCTTCTAATGCTCTACAACCATATACCTTCTACTCTTCTTCAAATCCAAACACTTTACTTATCCCTTCTTTCTTTGGCAAAGGTAACATACCTCTATCCTACAATAATATCACAGGCAATTTATTTACTTCTGCTAAAGTTGACACTGACTCAACACTCCCCACTAACTACACTGCATACTTCCACCACTCTTCTAATTCTAATTATTTTCTCACTCTCTTTAATATCTCAGCACCAATAGATAATGTCTTGCCTAATGATCTTGTCTTCTTTAATGGCATTTCTCTTTTAGGTATCGTTAAAGAAACTGCATTAACTCCTACCATAACCATCAATCTCAATCCTGCTTTTCCTACATTCTCTTCTGCTAATAATACAGAAATCCAAATGATTGATGCTTTCGATACTTCTACCTTCACTAACACTACCATTTACATCCAAATCGATGCAGATCAATCTATGTATAAATGCACAGGTATCTCATATAATCCTGCCACTAAAATTATCTCTATTGGTACGATCGTTCAATATGACTATAATACAAACTCCACTACTCCTATCCTAACTCCTATCTCTTTATCTTCAGGTTATGTTACAGGTCAAACTATCGTACCCTTTGACAACTTTTCTTCATCCTTCCCTTTTAATTCCAATGCCACTGTTAATAACCATACCAAGACTTTTAACACAAACACCACTGCTAATAATAAAATCACTTTCTCCACTGAAACTATTTTTCTTAGAGCATATATAACCACTGCCACACTTACATACTCTATTACTACACCTGCCATTAAACTTAATTCTACTGCTCCTAGTCTTCTTAATGCTAACCTTGCTACTCTTAATACTTCTACTCTTTTCACTGACTACCTTACTAACATCAACACATACCTTTTCCCATCTCCACCACCCGTACCACCTAACGACAACCTTACTCTTCCTGTCACTTTCTCTATTAGACGAACTAGACGATTTGATCAAAAATTCTCTTCTTTCCAAGCTGACTACATTAAAAATTTCTACCTAAGAATCCAAACCTCTTCACCTTCCATCTCATACTCTAATCCTTATCTTATCACCTTTAATAATCCTACTAATATCGATGCACTCTCTATCGGTGATATCCTTGCACAAGCTAATACTCCTTTTGCTCGTATCACTAATATAGACAATAATAACTTCACTGCTCTTATCTTTGACCAATCTGTTACACCTACTGCAAACACTTATTATTATGCCTACAAACAAAACAGTAAACCTATAGAACAATCTCTTATCCAGCTTATTAATAATAATCTCATCACTAAAAATAATATACTAGCATCACAATCACCTATCTCTATCACTAACCTAAATGAATTTACTTTTCCTTTAACAGAAGACATCACACCTATTAAAACAGGTCAATATCTTTTCATCTATCCTAATCCACTTGGTGAAGCTAGATCTAGCACTACTCATCCTTCTCTTGATGATAATCGTGGTCTTTATCTTATTACTAATATAGATACAAACACTAGAATTTTATCTCTTGATCCTATTATAGGCACTGACTATCTTACTTATGATAATGCTTATCCTACTAATTACTCTTTTGATCTTATTCCTACTGTAGATATTCCTATCTCACAATGGTCTATTATAGATCTTGCTCAATCAAATGATCTACCTATCATTGCTTATCTTCTTTATGAGAGATTATTATCTTATGTCTATAATCTTTCTTCTTTATATGCCTCTCAACCTTATCTACCTACTTGGCAAGATTTCTTTTATGCAGGTTATGCCTCTTCTACTGATCCTGATATTTTAGGTATTGATGATACTACTACTATTACTAATCCTCAATTCTTAGATGTTATAGGTAATGTAGATACATATCCTTATCAACCTACAGACCAAAGACTTTCTATTTTAGATAGACGATATTATATTGAAGATCCTTTCTTAATTTTAGATGGTTATCTTAATAGCTTACCTAGTGCTTTAAAGTCTTTTCTTGAAGACACTATTGATGGTTTTGATTTGCGATCTAGTAGATATTATTGGTTAAACATCCGTGCAAATAAAGTTTATGGCACTAAAAAGTAGTCGGTATTCGTCTTTATATTATATGAAACATTAGTTTATTTGTACATAACCTCGTTTTGAAAAAACATGGTTATGTGTGTGCAGGTCTTGTATGTGCAGAAAAGACTAAACCCATATTGAAAATGGAAAAGAAAAAATTGAAAATGAAATAGTTTTTGGAAAATAAATTATATAAGCAGTTTATCCGATTTTTGAAAAGTATATCTATATGGGAAAAAGTTTATCTAAGTTATTGAAAAGATTGAAATCGAAAAAATTGAAATAAATAAAGTAAATAAAAAGGGAATCAGATTTTATAGAGTCTAACAAAAGGTAGATAGAGCTGGATATTGGGAAGGATGTGAACAAAAAGGGAATTGATGTTAGACATTTTATGTAAAAGACCATCATAGGATTGTAGTTGTTCATTAGAGATAAGACCAAGAACATAAAGATTTTGATCATTATCAGAGAAATGGGAAAGGGAATGAGTAGGTAGTAAAGAGTTGGTAGTGGATAGGTAGTACTGGTATTTAAGATGAAGGGACTGTTGGAGAGCAAGTACAGCTTTTTCAGCATCCTCAAAGGAAAAGTTTTCATCATGAAAGAAAGGATAGAGAAGTGCTTTAGCAGGAGTATGTAAAAATTCTGAGAGAATGGAAAGGTCTTGCTGGTAAAGTTGAGTAAGAGTATCAACAGAGATAGGTAGGATTTCAATCTTTGCATAAGATTGATTAATAGGAAAAGATTTATGAAGGATTTTAAGCATAGTGGTTAATCCATATAAGGAAGGTTGTTAAATTGTTTGGGATTGACAACAAGAACATTGCCTGTAAGAAAAGGAAAGAAAGGATTAGCAGGAAGATCTAAGACCAAACCTTCTTCATTAAAAAGAAGAGTATTAGAACCTTTATTAAGGATTTGAACAAGACCACCTACAAGAGATTGAGCATGAGAAAAAGAAGTGATTTCAATTTCTGATTGAACACCATTAGAAGAGAAAAGAGTAGCTTTCATAGCTGTAAGTCCTTTGTTGAGTTACTGTAATAAAACACTTGTGTGTAAGCAATCATTGCAACTTTTAAAAAGTTTTTTTACTAAGTAGGAATTTGAGTTTAGGTTTGATTGAAGCAGGATTTGTTTCTTCAATATAGAAACTTCTTGACTTGCCTAAGTCATTGCCTAAATCTTTTCTGACTTGGACAAAGAAATAGACCTTACCTTTTTGTATGTGTTGCATACCATGTATGTGTATGCAGGTAGTATCATCAAGTTGATGATAGATGCAACCAGATGCTTGTGCATCAGTAGTCATATTTGGATAAGCAACAGAAAGAGCAGAGATGATATGTTGAGATAAAGTGTTCATAGTGACTCCTTATTTGATGTTTTTGGGAAAAAAGGTTTTGAGTATTTTTATGCAGTCATCTGCTTTACAGGATTCATACCTGTCTTCAATATGGACTTCATGTTTGTCCATGATAGACATAGAGAAGGTGCAGATTGCTCTACATATAGGTGTTTTGTAGACAAGAGTAAATCTTGTTGTGTCTTGGTGCTTACCTGTATAAACACAAGTAAATACATAGCCATCAAAATCACATTCAGAAGTGATTTCTAGGTTGCTGTACTTTGCTCTAAGAGAGTTTAACAAATCATTAAAGTGGATCATTTTTCATTTCCTTTCGTTTTACATTACCTACATATATAAAACACTTGTGGATTAGCTTTGATTGCAATTTTGAGAAAGTTTTTTTATGGGAAAAATATTTTTATAAAGTTGCAATGGATGCTTATCCATAAGTGTTTTATTACCATAGGTATGTAGGTTGTGATTAAACAAAACACGGAGTAAAAGCTATGTCAAAGCTAAAAATGTTAAATGATCTTAAGCTCAAATTAGAAAATTCAAAAATTGAGTTTAGTCATGTAGTGGCAAACAAGATGATTGAGATCAAACACCAAGCACTTGCAAATAGCAAGATTGAGATCAAGGTTTCTTGTGAAAAAGATGAGTATGGTGCATATCTCAAAGTCCATGTGAATGATGATTGTCTTGGGATGTTTGCAGAAAACACAGACACAGAATTTACAAGTGTAGTGAAACTAACCAACAGTATTAAATCAGTGATTAAATATGAAAGTGAGTATTGGGGATGTTAGAAGTCAGTAAAGAAAAGTTGAAGTCAGCAAATGACTACCTAGTGCAAGCAAATGGTAGTTTGTCATACAAGACAATCCTACTAGAAATCCTACCAGATATTTTGGATTTAGATATTCACAAAGTGAGTGCAACTGAGTTGGTAGGAAAAAACTACTTTTTATATGATCATATAAAAAGAGAACATAAAGATGAATATCCAGCTTTATTGAGTGCATTGGCATTATCAGTGCCTAATGAAAAGCAGTAAAGTTTTTTTCATAAAGTTGCAATAGATGCTTATCCATAAGTGTTTTATTACCGTAGGTATGTAGGTTGTGATTAAACAAACAAAGGAAAAAACAAATGATTAAGTCAATTGTAAAAAAAGTTGCTCTTGCTCTTGCTAACCACTCAATTTCATTAAAAGTGGAAACACTAGATAATGAAGAGGCTTTTGTCACAGTGGAAAAAGAAGGTGTGTATTATTCACTAATTTTGCTTAGTGATTATGCAGAATTTTCTGAAACATATTTCAATGATGACATTGGATGTGAAGATCAGAGAATTCTTCTTGAAGAAAAAGACTATGAGATTGAAACTTTAGTAGGCAAGATTGCAGGCATTATGGATGCACAGATTGAATCTTTTAGAAAAGAATTAGAGTTTCTAATGTCTTTAGGTGCAAAAAATAATTAATATTTTTTTGCAATGAAAGCCACTTGGCAAGTGTTTTATAAACAGACAAACAACAACAAACAAAAAAAGGATGAAAAGAAAAATGATGAATACCTATTTTTCCCCTGATTACATTTCTCTCTCTAACTCACTAGAAACAGTGAGAAAATCTGAATGGCTTGCCAAGAAAATTCTTGGTAATGGTGGATTTTTGGTAGAGCCAAAACCTATTAATAGAGAGGAATTAGCTGAGTTCTTAGATCATGATTATGTAGCAAGTCTATTTGATTTGACTTTGGATTGGTCTGCATTAGGTTCAAGGTGGAATAGTGATTTGCTCAAATCCATTAGACACTCAAATGGTGGAGTAAGAGATGCAGTGTTATCAGCCATTGAAAATGGATATGCAGGAAGTCTATCATCAGGCTTACACCATGCAGGTAGAAATTATGGCATGGGGTTTTGCCAAGTGAATGGTTTAGCTATGGGAGCAATCATAGCTAAACAGCATGGTAAAAGAGTAGGTGTCTTAGATGTAGATGCACACTTTGGTGGAGGTACTTATGACATCATAGGTGATTTAAATATACCTATTGCAGATTTATCTACAAGTCAATTAGACAGTTGGAGATCTACAAGTAATATCCACCATGTAGATTTCTATACTGTTAGAGATAGACAATCCTATTTATCTAAGGTTCAAAAGGCTTTGGATCATTTAAAGGCTTGTGATGTGGACTTCATTATGCACAATGCAGGAATGGACCCAAGTCTAAATGGTATTAGCAAAGAAACCTTAGAGATGAGAGAAGAAATGGTAGCTAATTGGTGCAAAGACAATAACATCAAGGCTTGTTGGGTTTTAGCAGGTGGTTATCTATCAGATACCATTACACCAGCAGTCTTAACAGATATGCACTATGCTACCTATAATAGTTTCAATAAGATTTCCCAATAAGAAAAGAGAAAAACATGAAAAGCCTTATCCATACAACATCACATGAGTTACACACCTTAGAAGGATATGCTACCTATAACACAGTAGTAGAAAATCTTTCTGATCCAAACAATCCTTTCTTTTATCCACATGGTGTAGAAAAGCCTTATGGATGGAATGACTATAATGACATTGAGATTTTTGTAGAAATGGAAAATGAAATAGGTGCAGATTTTTGGTCAATGGCACATCAGGTATATGTAAAGCAACTTTAAATTTTTAATTTATAGTCCTTAGATATAATATATAGAAAGGACTTTTTAATATGATTGAACAGCATGATGAGAAAACCAAAGGCTGGTGGTTTAGTGTTTTATTTATGGTCTTGATATTGGGATTGATCGTATTTTTGTCATTCTTTCAGATAGTGGATAGCAACAGGGAATTATTAATAGGTGCTTTAGGTATCTTAACAGGTCAAATCCCAAGTATGCTTACGATTGCTTCAGGAAGATCACCTGAAGAGATAAATGAATTGAAAGATAAGTTATCCCAAGCGAATGCAGATCGAGTAGCTTTAATAAGTAGGTTGAGAGATGCACAAATACAATTACAGATGAAATCAGATCAGCTATTTGAGATACAGAATGCTTTAATAGAAAAGTTAAGCATCTTTGCTGGTGGAGAAAAGCTAGTAAAGACAAAAGACGATAAAGATGTAGTGCTAGATAAGAACATAGAGAATTGGATGCCAAAGGTATCTAAGGAAGAAAAAGAAAATGATTAGACAAAGTAAACTTATTAAATTACCAGCAGTGTTACTACAAAAGCTATTATCCGAATTAAATGTGCATATAGGATATTTAATGAAGAATTTTGAGTATGTAGCTAACCTAACAGAAGAAGACATTCAAATCTTGGATGATACGAAAGAAGTCTTTAGGAAATTTCTAAATGCTAAAACAGATTTAAAAGAAGCTTATGATGATTTTGTAGATCAGGCAACTTTAATAGATGATATTAAAGTGGATGTAATTTCTTTTGGATCATATCAGTTTAAAGTGCAAACAAAAGAAGGATATGAGTATTTAAAAAAGTACACGGATAGCATTTATGTAAAGCAAAAGAAGTTTTTAGAAAGAATGGAAGTGGTTTATATGGGGGTGCCAAATGTAAAAAGGTATTTGTCACTGCCTAATCCTTATTTTGTAGATAAGAAAGAAATCAAGTCTAAGAAAATGGTTTTAAAGAGTTCAGATTTTGCAGGCTTACCATATTTAAAAAAAGAAGATATGGATATAATAGATCAAGAAGGATATACTTTAGAACTGATAACAGAGGAAGTAAAAAACACACCACCTAAAAATGGTGAGTGTTTTTTTTATCCTAAACAAAAAAGGTTTATGATTTATATTTATGTAAATAGTGAGATGTTTGGGAAAAACATGAGATACACGATTATGGAAATGGAAAAGTCCATAGAACATGAACTAACACATTTGGTGCAGTATCTAATGAGAGATTTAACATCCATAAAGACATGGGGCTTAGGTAAAACACAAGTGCTTGTAAAAGAAAATGATAAGACCACATGGGGAGATTTAAATATTGAATATAAATCACAGCTAAGAGATATTTCCAATAGGATGTTATCAATAGGTATAGATTTTAGCAGTTATGACAGGTATCTTAAAGACATCGAAAAGAATATTGGGTATTTGCCATTCTTATCTAGATTACAGGCAGTTAGCCAAAGAAAATATGATTTAGCTTTAAGAGAACTTTATAAAGAACATAAGTAACTGTTCATTTTTTAGATATTTTGAACACATGGGATAAGCTACTGTTCATTTTTTACATATTTTGAACAGTAGCTATTTTTGATATATGATACCTATACTTAATAAGATCTGTTCTCTAAGCACAGGATCAAAGAATAAATAAAATAGCAGTAAGAAAATCACAGTAAAGCTAAGAATAAAGATCCAACCAACAGCTTGGACAATATAATTATAGAAAGCAACATCTTTTTCATTCATAGATAAGACATTTAATCCACCCATTCGTTTAGCTTTTTCACTATCAGCTGGTACTCTTAAGCTATCTTTATCTAAACCTAAAGCATATATGCCTATATATTGTTTAAGACCTTTAAATTGATAAGCACCTATAAAGGTATGTTTAGTGCCTTTAGGAGTAAAGCTATTAACACCTTGTTTTTTAAATTCATCCATAGCATCTTTAGTAAGCAGGACTTGACCTTTGCCACATAAAGACATTGCTCTAGCTGTAATGTTTTTACCAACACCTTCAAGTTCCATTCGTTTAGCACCACCTTGAACATATTTAGCATCTTGATGCACAATAATGATCTTAGACCAATGGATACCTATTCTGCAGGCAAGTTTAGTTCGTTCAGGCACATTCATTTGGTAATACAGACCAAAGTTGACTGCATCTTGGATGGTTTCAAAGTAAATGAGAAAGCCATCTGATCTATCTATCTCTTGACCACTAAAGCGAATGATTAAATCTCTAACCATTTTGTCATGTACTTGGAAGATCATGGTAGCTTTCAGATCACCTGCGATTTGGACGAACTTCGTACTGCCTATAATATCAAGTAAGACGATAGCTAGTGTTTTCTCTTCTATTCTCATTTTTTTATTTCCATTAAGATAGCATCTAGCTTAGAGATAATAACATTATTAGGTTTATGGAAGAGATCTACAATAAGATTACTAAAGAAACCTGTGATGCCTGCCAATAACCATTCGTTTGTGGTTGGCACTACAGGATCATAGATAAGCCATAATACAAATATAGCAATGCTGGATGAAAACAATTTAGGATATTGAAATTGGTATGTGTATGCAAGCTGTGTAGCTATATATCCAGCACCTGCACATATTGATATAATTTCGTTATGGTCTATTTGTTTTTCTAGCATATATCTTTTCCTTTCACAATATAGACAAAGTATAGATAGAAAAATAGATATGAAAAAATGGATTGGCAGTTTATTTACTTGAATAAAAACGATTTTTGATGAAATGAATAAAATTAAGTACTTAGATTGTATCTGCTTATGGAAAGTATGTCACTTGAAAAGTTGGATTACCTATTAAAGTAGTTTAGTTATTGAGCAATAAGACCAAATTTATTACTAAGTTTAGCAATGGTTTTCCACATATGAGGTTTCATCATATCAGGCATGGTTTCATAAATAGAAAGCATTTTATCAATGTGTCTTTGGATATTGGGATCAATAACACCTGTGTTATAGTCAATGATAACAGAGTCATCATCACTAGTAGTGATTTGAACATTGTTATCATTTTTTTCCCAAGAGATGAAAGCATTGGTAAAGGAGTCAGAGATTTTGATCTTGCCTGTAGGACTGCTAAGATAAAAGAAATCAGCTTGACCATCATTTTGAGGATCTTTTTTGGTAATGTGTTTAGCAATGTTGCCATCTACTACAGAGATAGAGAATTTATCACCATGCTTATAACCAAGACCAAAGGAGTTGAGATAGATAACAGGAGTGTTATCATCAGTGAGAGCAAGATTGACATGAGTAGTTAAACTGATTTCAATAGAGTAATCTACATCATGGTCAAAGTCAAAAGAGGCAGTGTGGAAAGAAGGAGCATTATCTCTATCATTAATAAATTTGAACATAGTTTTTTCCTTTCTAGTGTCAAAGTATAAGTGAGATTTTATTGCAGATCAGTTTGATAAAGTTCAATAATTTTATTGAGATTATCAAGAGCAGTAGGCAATTCTGAGTTATCACCTGTGTTTAAGGCTGTTGAGATGATTTTTGCATTTTGTCTATCAAGTTCATAAATGATTTCAACTTCATCTTTAGAGAGGAAACCAAAATCATAGATGTAAAATCTGGGACCAGCACTTGCATAACACATATTTTCAAAACTGCCATAACCATTGTCAACAATCCACCATTGGTGAATGGCATGAGCATCATTGTTTAAGAGCATACCTTTGCAGGTAGAGATGCTATCTTTAACAGCATTGTAAATATCAAGATTATTGATCATTTTGACCATCCTTTACTTTGAGAGTGTAAACACCATGATTTGTAGTTAATTCAATTTCATCAAAGTGTCTTAAAAGAAAGATACCTTCAACAACATCTTCATCTTCAGAATTATTTTCTAACCAAGATGCAACAGTATCTTCACAAACTAAAATGTTTTGTTTATCAAACATTTGGATCATAGTGTCTTTAGTAAGCATTTTGCTTTTCCTTTCGTTTTCGACATAGTATAAACACTTGTCGAAATGCTTTCATTGCAATTTTATTGTTTTTTTTCAAAAAAAGATTTTAAGGTGTCAAAGAGTTCTTCACTACATCCAAACTGTTTATCTTTTTTAAGGATGGTGCAAGTTTCATTTAAGAGCATATCGTCTTGATCTTCATAAGCGATATGTGGAGTAATGAGAATACGATCACTATCATTAATAACTTCAACTGCATAAAAGTTGCCTAGTCTTAGTTCATTAGAGTTCTTTGCGATAAAGAACTTGTATGTGTAGTCTTTTGGTGCAGTGGAGATGTCAATATCTAGTTCACCAGCAGTATTGTTTTTGGTTTGGATAAACTCAGGTAGTGGAGCAAGAGTAAAGAATTGGTCTTTGGCAAGCATTTTAATAATGAAAGCTAGTCGCATGGTGTTAAGAATTTGGTTTTTCATTTTATTTATATCCTTTCTTCTTTAAGTACTTATATTTTTATTTGTTTTATTTTCTATCTTAATAGTGAGAAAGGATGTGTTTTATGAGAAGACTATCAAATTTTGGTAAGAGTGTTTTAGATAAAGCACTTACAGAATACCATAACAATAAAAAACAAAACATATATACCTATTTTGAATTGCTAGAAGATTTGGAATATGTATTAAAAGAGTTTTTTAATGGTGCAAAAGAATTGAAGACCTTTGTAGAAAATGAACTAAACAATGATGATCTTTTTTTAAAGACCATCAAAAGTGAATATGGTTTGTCTTATGCAGGTGTTATAGGAAGACTAGAGATCACAACACCTAAGATAATAGAAATTTCTACAATGAATATCTATACACCAAAAAAAGGTAGTGGTTTTAAAATAGATGAGATCTTAAAAGATTTAGATATTGCACATAAGATTGCCAGCAGAAAAATTCTTCTCAACAGGACTTTTTTAGAACCTAAACAAGTTCCATTAAAGCTAATGGATATTGATGTAAATAAAATCCACCAAGTGAGATCAGCTAGTATTGCCATGTTATTAAAAAAAGAGATTATTAAATTTCATAAAAACAAAGAAGTGTTCTTATATAGCTTTACAGCTAGACTAGAGTACTTAAATGATATTCTCTTATCATTTAAAGAACCTGTGCAAAACCTAAACAACTTTGCATTAGAAAATGAACTATATGACAAGAACACTAGAAAAATGTTATTAGTGAAATTTGGTTTGGACTATGCACCTATCAATAAATTGCAGTTAAACTTAACACTTTCTATTAAAGATACTTTATCCGATATGTCTGCTAGTATTTCTCATTTTAGAGAATACTTGAATAGAAAAATTGAAGTGAATGAGTATATTGTGAATAGGAATAAGCAAACCAAAAGTGTTCAGCCTGTTGAGGTATCGAACCTTTTATTTGAAAAGAGAATTTAGTTAATAGAATTTCTTTCTGTGTATTTAGCTATTTGCCTGTCTAGTCTTGCTATTTCAATTTCATCTGTAGTTTGTTTTCTACATTGCTGTAAAAAATCAATCATCATGAGATTTGACTCTTGGTTTGGAATGTCAATCACACCTTGATCAAAATGAATCATCACTTTATAGTTATTCTGTTTTAAGAATAGGTGTTCTTTAGTCATTTCCCAAGACAAGTTATGAGTTGTAAAGCTATCTGTGATTTGGATAACACCAATATCAGTAGCTGGAGTGATATGCACTTGTAAACAGTTTTCACTGCCTGTTGGATGACCTATTGGTGATAAAGTGTGTTCAATATCAGATGCTGATCCATTAACAACAGTGATTTTGAATTTATCAAAGTGTTTATATCTTAGACCAAAGCAATTGAAATAAATCATGCAGGAGTTATCATCATTGACAATTGCTTTGGGAAAGACAGCCAAGTAAGGCTGGTTTCTTTCAAAAGACACATTATGGGAAAAATCCAAAGTAGGTTTCCAAGATGGAGCATTTAAGTATGTAGTTTCAAACTTGATCATAGTCAGTTTCCTTTTAGTTATAAGAGATTTCTTTTTGGAGTTTAGCAATAAGTCTGTTTAACCTATCTAGTTCATCTTGTTTTTTGGTGTGTGTTTTACAAAGGTTATAAAAATCAATCATCATGAGATTGCTTTCTACATTAACCATTTTCACTACACCTGCAGTATAGTCAATCATCACACCATCATTACCATGCTTTAGAATGATATGCTTATCATTCATTTCCCAAGTCAAATGAACACTTGTGAAACTGTCAGTAATTTCAAGTATGCCTGTTTCACTTGTAGGAATGATTTGGACTTGTAAAAACTTTTCTTTGTCTTGGATAACATTCATATCAAGAGATTGGACTGCACCATCAATAATATTGAATTTAATCTTGTCACTGTGTTTATAATCTAAGCCAAAGCAATTGATCATAAACATATTAACTTTGTTAGTGAAATGTAAAACATTTGGATACACATCAAATGTTTTACCAAAAAGGATGCAGGTATTTAATCTTGCATGATACTCTATATTCATAGAGGTTTCCTTTGGTTGAGAGTGGTTTGTCATTTTTCTTTTTCCTTTTCATTACTGACATTGTATAAACACTTGTGGACTAGCTTTTATTGCAACTCTTTGAAAAAAAAGTTTGAGAAGAAAAATAATGACATTAAAACATTTATTAGAAATCCTGTTAAGAGAGGACAAGCAAGTATCTTTCTATTATCCGAACTACATTTGGATAGAGAATTTAAAAATGCGAATGGAAATTTTTATGAGTGAAGGGAATGATGTGCATTATGCTGTGATAGTGCCTGTAGGCAAGCAACATAAGATACTAGGTAACCTATTAATCAAAGTGGCAAGTCGGAAGAATATATCTAGCATAGATGTCAGTGATGTTTTAGAATTAAGCGAAAGTGATTTGGGAAAGCTATTAGAAGATTTTAATAACTTATTTATGAGATAGTCTTTTTAAAGATATTACTTTAAAAGAGGCATAAATAAAATGAGTTACTTTCGTAAAAGAGCATTTAATAAATCAAATGACTTGACTCCAGCGATTGGCAGTAAAGGTGATGATGGTGGATGGTGTTTAGTAAAGCATCGAGTAAAAAAGAATTATCCAGCTGGATATAAGGATTTGGATAACTATTTAAATACACAATCCTTAAATATAGATGCTTATGGGAAAAAGAAACAAA